TTTTTTTATTTTTGCTCCACTTTTTAAAAGTGGATTTTTTTTATTTTTGCTCCACTTTTTAAAAGTGGATTTTTTTTATTTTTGCTCCACTTTTTTAAAGTGGATTTTAAAGTGGATTTTTATACAACAGCCTCAGCCTTAACAGCCTTAGCAAAGTGAGGGCTCATGTACTTCTGAAGATTGAAATACGTAAGCTCGTCGGTCTTCTTCAACTTGAGAAGGCTGGCAAGCTTGGTATCAGGATTGATCTTGCGACCATTTGCCTTATCCTGAAGATTGTGATTGCGAATGTATACATTGATCTCACGAGTAACCTCAGTGCGAGCCATCTCAGTGCCAGCGGGCTTCTCAAGGAAGGAAGCGAGCTCGTCGCTGATTCTAGTGGGCTTTACAAATCCAGAAGGGGCGCGATTACCGGCCTTGCGCTTGCGCTTAGAGCTCTGCTTCTGAGCAGCACGAAGCTCGCGCGTCCACTGCTTCTCAAGAGTGCGGTACTCGGCCTTGAGCGAAGACATAAGAGCACCAAGCTGTTGGAGCTTAGCGAGGAACTCAATAGACTTCTCGGCAAGAGGGGTAATATCAACATCACTTGAGTCAACTGCTACATCATCAACGACAACGCTCTCAACGGGGACAGGAGAAACCTCCTTCTTGGGCTTCTTGGTCTTAGCAGCCTTCTCGGCAACAACGGGGGCTGTGGAAACATTCTCGGTGGAAGTGGAGGTGGGCATCTCGGCGGTCTTAGTGGGCTTGGTGGTTCGTACCATTATACTCTACTAAAGAGACTACTTTTTAAGTGATTTAACGCATAAATATATATATTCTTGCTGCAATATGATAACAAAGCATTTAAATTGTTGAAAACTACAATAAAAATAAAAAAGTTGTAATTTTAACTAATAGACTTTGCTATAAATAAAAAGCTAAAGTGGTATAAATTATTTATTTTTTAAAAATATGAAAATGAATGATATAGCCACGGAATATTTGTTGCAGCGTCTTCATTTACTAATGTTAAAGCACCAAGAACATAGTATGCCCCTAAAGACTTACTATCACGATCTACGCCACTATTTACAATCTTTTCTAGAACATCTAAAATTGCCTTTTTTACATTATCAAGATTACTTTCTGTTATTACATAATTCATACTTAAACTTCTAAAGGGGTCTCCGGCTGGGGGACATATTGCCCTTTTTGTTTCGTTTGATAGTTGAGCTCTATAGTTCCAAATATCTCCTATTTCTCGAATATATTTTATTAGATTCATTCGATTTAATGATGTAAACCAAGTTGAATTGCTATAATGTCCTAAAGAATCTATATTTTGAAAAAGGTTCAGTATTCTCAACTCAACAGATTTTTTGTCTGTTACCTCGGTCAAAACATCCTTAATATCAATGTCAATTTTAATCTTCAGTAATTTTCCCAGTCTTAATAAAGACTTCATATTTGTGAGAACAATTTTTGGTATTGCCATTCGATTATATGGATTTTTCACATCTCTTCCTGATTTTTGAATAAGATTATAGAGAGAAATTATATCAAAACCATAAATGAAGTCGTCTGTATCCTTATAACTAAAAAATTGCGAATATGAAATTTCATTTAAATCTTCCATAGTGAAAAAATCTGTTTTGTTTGTGCAAAGTTCTCTCTTAGTTAATGCTGGCCCATGAAGTAAATTATACTTTCGTTGAATCCTTCCTCTAAAAATCTTTTGTATCTTATTTACAAAGTAGGATAGACGTAAATAACAATATATTCTTGCAATTGTTTCTTTTTTAGTTCCAGATAATTTTAACTTAAAGTGCTTTAAAAACTTTTTAAGCTGATCTTTGTTATAGTTATATTGTAAAATTAACTCATAATTGCTTATTGTTGGAATAGTAATATCATCATCATTAATTTTTTCTACTTTTTTGGAGTTATTCATAGTTTTTTCACATTGTGCGAAAATTGATTGAATAAAGAGATTATTATCAGAGTCATTGTTTTTAGTCTTTTTTTCAATACTTGTCATATATTATATATAAGAAAATTCTTTTTGAGTCATTTCAAATATAAATATATTGTTACGATGATGGGTTCAAGTTTGTTACCTATTTACATTTACTTATTAATTTTAAAAAAAATTGATTTAAAGCTACCCTAGATAATTAAAGTATCATAGTAAGCATGGCAGACACGATCGTTGACGGAACCCTCTTTAACGTGCAGAATATTCGTTATTCTGCGCCAAAGGCTAATGCCTCAGGCGGTAAGAGTATTAATATTTTGAATAATGCCACAAAGGGTGGGCTCAGACTTGCAACTCCTCTTATGTTGACCTGGGGAGCTTCTGAGTATGAGGGAAATGGAAAGTTTGAGATGGCTCTTCAGTTTCCTAGTGAAGAGTATAAGACGGATGATTTGACAGAATTTCTCAAGAATATGACTGCATTCGAGCAAAAGATCAAGGATGATGCACTCACTTATTCGAAGGACTGGTTTGGCAAGGCTCACAAGAGCTCTGACGTTGTTGAGGCACTCTGGACACCTATGCTAAAGTACAGCAAGGATAAGAAGACGGGCGAGTTCGATCACAACAAGCCTCCTTCGCTTAGGGTAAAGGTTCCTATTTGGGAGGGTGTTTGGAAGTGTGAGGTTTATGATGAGGACGAGAATAAGCTTTTTCCGAATCCTGCAAACCCATGTGTTACTCCTCTAGATTTCTTGCAAAAGGGAGTGAATGTTGCTTGTGTTCTTCAGTGTGGTGGTCTCTGGTTTGCCAATGGAAAGTTTGGCATTACTTGGAAGCTCATTCAGGCTGTGGGTGCTAGGCAAAAGGCGTCGCTCAGCGGTCAGTGTCTTATTAAGCTCAAGACGAGTGATAAGGAGAAGATTAAGTCTGCACCCGAGCCCGAGGATAATGGTGATGAGGGCGCTGCTCTTGTAGAAGATTCTGATGACGATCCTGAGGAGGATGATGATAATGAAATTTCAATTTCAGTACCTGAGCCATCACCAGTTCCGGTTTCTGTTCCGGTTCCGGTTTCTGCAGTAGTTGAGGAGAAGCCTAAGAAGAAGGTAGTTAAGAAGAAGACTTCCGTTGGAGACGCGTAAAAGATAGTAGTTTATATTGTAGTTTAATGTAAAAAAAAAATTTTTTTTCATATGTTGAATAAAATACTTTTATTTAGCCGTCTTTTATTTTTATCTATTCGATATATATAGAGAAATGCCTAAAAGAAGATCAAGAAGAGGCGGCACAATGTATGACGTGGGAAATATATTGCAAAAAGATTGCAATTATCAACCAAAAATTTGTAATCCTAATGGTATTATTTGTGAATCTGAGAAAGTTGTCTTAGATAACCGAAATGAAGGTAACGACGGATGGGTTAGCCATTTATCCGGTGTTAGTGAACTTGAAGCAGCCAATATTAGAAATGAACGTCGCATTAAGGATACTGAGATCGATTGCTGGAAACGAGTTAATGGGGGTGGGAAAAGAAGACGCAGAAGAAAAACGAGTAAAAAGGGCGGTTCGAAGAGAAGAAGAACTCGAAGGCGCAGATAAAAATATTCACAAAAATTTACTACTTTTTGCGAATAAAAAGATTTTTAGGCAAGCCTTAAAAATTTGTTAATAGTTTGTTTATTTTTTCATAATTAGTTTCTAATATAAAATTTTTAATTAAAGGGGATTGTTTAGTTTCTGTATTTAAAAACTTGTCACTTTTTTGTATATCTAATAACCTTTTGCTCACAAGAGGAGGCAACGTGATTTCTTTAGTCTCTGTATTCAAAGATAAATCTGTTACTTGCGCATCCAGTAATCTTTCATTTATAAAAGGATACGCTGGAACCGGTTTATTTTTTAAAAGAAAAGATAATTCTGACTTTAGTGATTTTTTATATACGAAAGGAATGTTTGTGTACCTTAGATCCAAAGGTCTATTATTAATTTCAGATATATCGTGAATATATTTTCTGAATAATTTTATGTCTTTTATTTCCATATCATCAATACTTGTCTTCGGAGGAATATATTCTATTGGAAAGTGTTTCATATTTTCGTTTCTGAGAAAATTTTGTAGTTTAATTTTTATATCAGATTGAAATAATTCTGACGTCTTCACCAATAATATATTACTTTTTTTTTTACATGTCCAACTTCTATATTGTTTTATCATAAGCTGAAAAAGGTTTTCATCTGATAAAAAGACCTCTTTATTATTAGATAACTTCTGCTGATTTAAATCCCAGACACCATTTCCACGTCTTTTCATAGACAAATAACTTTTCATTATATTATCATAAATATATATTACAGGTATATCCATTTTGATATATTCCGGGCAATGGCATAAAATTTTATGCCATATGTTGGTTCTGCACTTATAACCATTTTCTTCTAATAATTCCGCAAGAATATTACTACAAGACCCACCATAAGAAACAATGCATACATCAATTTCTTCCTTCTTTATTATTTTATTCACATGTTTCAAGTTGCATAATGTCATTAATAAAAGGTGACATTTTTATTTTTTTATCTAAATAAAATTTACATTTAAAATAATATCAGATTTATTTTCTATATTGTACATGTCATTCTCATCTATTACTGAAATACCCTGATTTTTTATAAATATGTTTTGATTTTTTTGCAATTTTAATTCGATAATCTTTATAGAAAACTCTTTTTTTCCTATATAGAATGTATAATAGACTGAATCAAAGAGAGAAGTAGAAAATGGGATCTCTATATCAACCAGTAAATTATTATTTTCATCTATGCAAATGTTATCTGAAAGTTCCGGCACACATTTCACAATAATATCACATCCAGAGCCGTCAAAATATAATTCATCGTGCCATAGAGGAACAAAATAAAGATTTTTGTTAATCTCTAATTTATATATATTACTTTCTAAAAGGTCATCTATACTCGGATTTAATATATAAACGCAATCTTCTTTACATTTTTCTAAAACTATTTCTCTCACCTGATTGATAGTATCTTGCCCTATATGAAGAATATTTTTATACTTTGAAAGAAAGCGGTAAACTTCAGTAGCTCTTTCTTTACTTAGGTCTTCGAATAATTTTAGTGATATTTTTTTACACCCCAAGACAACATCTTGAATAATTGTTGATATAACATCATTATATTCCCCTTTTATGATTCCAAAAATAAATGTTTTCAGGATTCCCTCATATGAATCTTCGTTTTGTTTTTCTTGTTCAGACTCAACATTAGAAATATTTATTTCTCTCTTTAAAAATTCGTATGCATCATTAATTTTTTGAAATTTTTCTTTGGCTTCAATACTATTTGCGTTTTTATCTGGATGATTTTTAAGTGCCATTTTGTGGTATGCTCTTTTCAAATAGTCTAATTTAAGGTGATTTCCACTCCACTCAGCTTTGGACAAATCTATATCTAATGTTTCCAATGCTAATTTGTAGTCCATGCTATATTAATAATTGAATACTTGTTTATATTTTTAAAAATATAAACAATATTTTGCTTTTATTGAGAAAAATTATGCATCGTTTTTGCTATGTAAAAAAAATAATTTTCAAGATGATATATTGGCCTATAGTTATTGTTGTAATATTGAAAAAATGAATATGTTTTTATTAATATACCAGAAATTTCAGATTTTGCAATCTTATTTTCTTTTATTAATGTCGAAAGTATATACCAAACACAATCTGTTATGTCCAAATTATATATTAAAATATCATAAAGCATGTCTCTAAATTTTAAAAATTTTAATTCCTCTATATTTTTGATAGCATCAATTATCTTATCAGATATTATTTTGTAATTTTCTAATACCATATTGTCTCCGGGTTCTCTCAAATTTTTAATATTTGTTATCGTTTCTAAATGCAATGATGTATTCAGTTTATTTTTTAAACATTTATTGTAATTTGTTTTGCTAGGTCGTTGAACGTAAACAATTTCACAACAATTCAATATATTATCTGGTATAAAACTAAGTTCTTCTGTAAGAATAATAAATTTTAAGTCAATTGAACTTGCATTATTTTGCTGCATATAACTATAAAAATTATCCAATAATTCGCTGTGAATATCATTAAAATATTTGCAAACAACTATCCCGGACTTGTCGGTTTTTGCAGAAACAATATCGATGATTTGTTGATAAATTTCATGCCATAATAGTTTTGAATTGCAGCCCAAGAGAGACATGTCTATTTCACAATGAATGTCGCTAATTTTAAAAAAATATTGTGACTTATTATGCGTTATACTTATTTTTTTTTCATACTTTAGTTCGGATGGACTATATTTTTTTATAAATCTTAGCATCTGAGTATATTTCCCGATGCCAGAAGGTCCATAAAAAATAACATTTTTTAGTTTTTGAATTGAATCGGGGAACTTATTGAACGTCTTGTCTAACTTAGGATGAAGATTTTCTTTGTGATTTGCATTAATATATTCTTCAAAATGAGTTTCATAAAACTTCATGCGCTGATTTATTACTTATCTCTTGTTTATATTTGTTTTTCAGAATTGTAACTTACCATTTTTAAAAAAATAAATGAAAAACATATAATTCTTCAAAGGTTTAAGCTTAAAAACATTGCAAGCTATAAAATAACTTGCAATGAATATTGTTAAAACAATTGATCAATATGATGAAAACTATATATATTTTTGCGATCCTATAAAAAATAATGTCATGAATGAAGGAAACTTTATAAGAATTTTATACTCTACACCGAGTTTTGTCTTGAATGGAATTTATTTATTAATACGCTTGAACGATATTATGGTTGAAAAATATTACAATAAATATAAGTGTATTTTCAACGTTAACTCTCATAGAGAACTCATTGAAAATATAAAAACGATAGAAATGAACTTATTGAAAAAAATAGATATAAAAAATAAATGTCCGCAAAATAAAATTTATGAACAATTGAAAAATGGTAACATAAAAATATTTTCGGATATCAACCTTAAGCCCTACACAAATACATTTTTATTGAAAATTTCTGGAATATGGGAGACTGAAAGTCATTATGGTGTTACTTTCAAATTCTCTAAAATTAACCATCCGTAGAAAAATAATTTAGTATAGACCAACACGTTAAAACAATAGTAATATTTATAACTCCGACTAGGTAAGCAAAACTACTATAAATTTTTGAAATTGATCCGCCTTCTTTGAAACTAGAACCTTGCATTCCGCAGTAAGTGATATACAATTGAAGTAAAACAAAAACTAAAGATAATTTGCTAAATAGTTGATAAGAACTCGAGGTATTTCCATTATTTATTTTATCCATAAATTTTATTATCAAATACAACATAAATCCGAGAATCATCAATAGTAAAATGAAAGGACCTAGAGTTGAAAAAATTGAGAAAAAACTTTGAAAAAGTGTCAAGTCAGTGCGATTTATTATCTTATGAATTAAAAATCCTACAAGGAGCGTGACGCCTGAAATAATAAACGTGTAAGACGATATAAATACGTTTGCGTTGGTTTTACTATTGATAAAAAATGCGACAATAGACAATATCACTCCTACAAATATGAGTCCACTATATATAATTTGAAATACTTGCTCTTGCGTTTTCGGCATTTTATATTATATCTACAAGTTATTTTTTTATAAAGACGGGCTAGTTGAAGTATTTTGCATGCTTTCAATGATTGCTGTTAAATTATCCACTTTTTTATTTACTTCTTGAATTGCTTTTACCATTATAGGAATTAATGCTGCAGGGGTTACCATTAACTTATCTGGGTTTGTATCATTAACTAAAGTGGGAATTATTCCATGTTTTTCTTGCATAGCTTTCAAATCTTGAGCAATAAATCCGACAGAATCATCATTTGTTTCATCATCCCACGTAAATGTAACAGGATTTAAGTCATTTATAAATTCTACTCCTTGATTTAAAGGCTGAATATTTTTCTTATATCTAGAATCACTAGTAACAGTTAATGCAACCCTGCATTGTAAACTGCTAATGCTAGTGTCTCCTAAAATAATTTGATTCGATCCTGTTATTACTGCGTTAGCCCCTAATGCTGTTGAGTTTGTGTAGGTAAATATACTTGCACCCGATGCAGAAGATGAATTGCCAACAAAAGTACAAAAATCAGTAGTTCCAGTTGCTCCTATTCCCGCGGCATAACCTAGCGCGGTATTACTACCTCCTGTACTAACATAACTTAATGAAATACTTCCAACCCCTATGTTACCACTTGCCGTTGTATTATTATTCAATGCTCCGCTTCCAATAGCCGTATTGTTACTACCACTAGAATTGTTAATCATTGAAGTAGTTCCAACACAAGTATTATCAAATCCATTATTATTGCGAAGTAAACTCTGATAACCAATAGAAGTATTAGATACATTGTTAGATGATGTTGTTCCCGACGCACCGGCCAAGGCTTGATATCCTATTGCCGTGTTCTTTCGTCCTACAGTATTATTAAACATAGAAGAGGTACCGATTGAGATATTCTGTGATCCAGTGGTGTTATTAAATAAAGATTGATAGCCTATTGCAATACTTCCTATCGCAGTATTACTAAATAATGATTGATAGCCTAAAGCAACTGATTGAGTTCCGGGAGTAGCCTGATTCAAAGCTTGAGTTCCAACAGAAACATTATCAATACTATTATTTGCTCCTATACCAAGAGACAACCCATTAAAATTTGCAGCGTAAACACCTCCAACACCCGTATATCCACCGGTATTAGTAATTCCTGTAGCATTAACGTTACCACCCGTATATCCAGATGCTGTTACCAATCCAGTTACATTAATAGTTGTGCCAGTATATCCACCGGTATTTGTAATTCCTGTAGTATTGACGTTTCCACCCGTGTGTCCATTACTTGTTACTAATCCAGTTACATTGATAGAAGTTCCTGTATATCCACCAGTATTATTAATTCCTGTAGCATTAACGTTACCACCCGTATATCCAGATGCTGTTACCAATCCAGTTACATTGATAGAAGTTCCTGTATATCCACCAGTATTATTAATTCCTGCAGCATTAACGTTACCACCCGTATATCCAGATGCTGTTACTAATCCAGTTACATTAATAGAAGTTCCCGTATATCCACCAGTATTTGTAATTCCTGTAGCATTAACGTTACCACCCGTATATCCGGATGCTGTTACTAATCCAGTTACATTAATAGATGTGCCTGTGTATCCACCAGTATTAGTAATTCCCGTGGTATTTACATTTCCTCCCGTGCGACCATTACTTGTTATTAATCCAGTTACATTAATAGACGTGCCTGTGTATCCGCCGGTATTAGTAATTCCTGCAGCATTAACGTTACCACCCGTATATCCAGATGCTGTTACTAATCCGGATGTTAAAACATTTGTTACAAGATTATTTCCTAAAACAATTTGATTTGATGCTGTAATTGTTGCAATAGAACCTAAGCAACTTGAGTTTGTTAGTGATGGATCAGTAACTGATGCACCTATGCCAATCATGGTAATATTGCTGCTCCCTCCAGTTAGTCCCCCCCCTGCCGCCTGTCCTATTATAACATTACCACTCCCGCCTACAATATTTTGTCCTGCATCTTTTCCTATTATAACATTATTACTTCCATTCTTTAAACCAACACCCGAATTTGAGCCTATTACAACAGAATTAGCTCCTGTAGTGTTACTAGTACCTGATCCAGCTCCAAGAAAAGTGTTATCACTTCCGGTTGTATTTGATCCGCCGGCTCCACCTCCAATAAATGTGCAGCTAAAAGTTCCACTAGTTATGTTTGCTCCAGCTGAAGTTCCTAGAAAAGTTCCAGCATTTGCACTAAAAGATCCAGATGGATTTGAACCAATCAATACATTTCCATTGATATAATTTATGGGAAGGTTATTAAAATTTGAGCCAAAGACGGAGCCACTTCCGGTGTATCCTCCAGTATTTGTAATTCCTGTTGCATTTACATTTCCTCCTGTATATCCACTAGCCGTAATGATACCAGTAGAAGGAGTAAAACTTAATAAATTAGAAGCAGTATTAGAGATAGAAGCTTGCTGTGAACTTGTGCTAGTTACAAGCATTGGGTAATATGTTCCTGTAGTTCCAGAGGTTATCTGAGTTGTGGTAATAGACGTGCCAGGTCCAGCTGGACCCGTTGTCCCTTGTACACCAGTAGCTCCCTGCACACCCGTTACACCGGTAGCTCCTTGTGCTCCTTGCACACCCGTTACACCAGTAGCTCCCTGCACACCCGTCACACCAGTAGCTCCCTGCACACCCGTTGCACCAGTAGCTCCTCGCGTCCCCGTCACTCCAGTTGCTCCTTGAACTCCTGTGTCTCCTTGTACGCCAGTTACACCAGTAGCTCCTTGTACACCAGCAACTCCTTGTGCGCCTGTTGCTCCTTGAGATCCGGTTCCACCACCGGCAACTCCTTGTGCACCTGTCGCTCCTTGCGCTCCAGTTCCACCACCAGCAACTCCTTGTGCACCTGTCGCACCTTGCGCTCCAGTCGCTCCTTGAGATCCGGTTCCACCGCCACCAGCTCCTGTTGCTCCTTGAGGACCTTGGGCTCCTAAACCACTTGCTGGAACAAGCAAAGGACTTGTTACAAATTGTTTTATTAAAGCGCTTGTGTTTGGTTGTCTGCCACCATAATTAGAACTTGTGCTTATGTATGACATAATATATACAAAACAAATATTTTAAATAGTAAGTTCTCTCGTTTTTATTAAAATAGATATTTTTGCAAAATAAAAAACTTTTACAATATTATTAGAGAGGCAAATGAGCAAATTTAATACATCAACAAATCACCCATTAATACCAAATCCTCAAGAATACTTAGTTTATAAAAAAATAATTTCTATTCATTCAGAAGATAGAAATATATCAAAATTTCCATCATCTAGCGATTTTGAAATAGAACTGCCTCAAGATTATTTGAATGTGAGATCTGCAACATTATCTTCCTGGACCTTTCCAGCAAATTATAGTTTATTCAGTGTTCAAAATAAAAATATTACAATGACATTTCAACTAAACCCTTTTAAATCAACCTCTACAGATCCTCTGCAAAAAGCAATCTATAATGCCCTCAGCACAAATATAGGAAATGACTTTTATGTCATCATTGAAACAGGATTTTATAATCCCGATCAAATGGTTACCGAGTTAACAAATCGTTTTAATCAGGCCGTTACTACTTTCATATCAAGTAAAATCGATCCTTCATATGCAACTACATTTTTGACCAACGGGGGCTATACCGATTTTGTAATTGTTTATAATCATGTTTCACAGAAAATATGGTTTGGTAATAGAAGCAGTTCATTTACAATAACAAATAACTTGTTAAATGCAGCAAATTATTTTGATATTAATAATTATTGCAACCAGCAAAAGGTCCCTAGTTTTTCTGATTGGGGCTTGCCTTACTTTTTAGGACTGACACGTACCCCAGAAACTACAATTTCTGGTAGTGGAAATTTGCCTCGTTTTTATTATGGAGATGTTAAACCGGGCGACTCTGGATACTGGTTATTACCAAATACAAATCTTCCTGGGTGTAACGTTTACTTTTTTGAATGTCCCGAAAAAATTAATTTGATTGGACCTTCGTATATTTATATGGATATTGATATTCTAAATAATATTGACGAGACATATCCTTACAACTTATCAACATTTACGGCTACAACAAACCAAACAAATGGTCGAGTAAATTCTTCATTTGCAAAAATACCAGTTCCTACTACTCCGTTTTCTCAGTGGTTTGAAACTGAGGGAAGCGAATCATATAAGATTTTTGATCCACCAGCAGAGAGAATAAGGCGACTCAGGATAAGAATTAGGTATCACGATGGTTCTCTAGTTAACTTTGACTCTTTCCCATTTAGTTTTTCCCTACAGCTTACATTGTTCAACGCACAAAAAACGCTAGGATACAATTTAACACTTATTTAACACAACACAACTTTTTAGCGTATTTTATATTTTTCTTCTATCCATTCTTTTAACGTATTTATGTCACAAAGCTCGATATCATTCGTAAAACCGAATAATTGATGAAAGATGGGTTTTTTCATCTTTGGTGTTTTATAAAAGATATATCTTCCAAATTTTCCATTTCGAATACTAATATTCGCAGATATTTCCCTGACAAGATTTCCGTCTTTATCCAATATTTTGACAATATCTTCAAATGAGATATTTTCAATAGGTCGATTTCCAAAACATTTGAGAGATTTTGTATTTTTTCCCCAATTAACATAAAGACCAAACTTTCCATTTTTCAAAATTACATCTTCTCCTTCATACCGACCTAATACTTTACCACTATCTGTCGCAGCAATTTTTTCTTCAATAATATCTTCTATTTTATATTCCCCAGCTTCCAACTTTTCTAGGTCAATATCCTTTTTAACGGGTTTAAAAGATACCCCTTCGCCGTTTTCATCGGTACATTTTATGACTGGTCCAAATTTACCTATAGTATAAACGTGTTTATCATCTATTTTTATTTCACGCTTGCTTTCTCCAGTTTCTTTGAGTTCTTTTATTAGATCGTCAATTTGTTCAAGGCACTCCGCGCACACTGAGTGCCATACCTTCTCTCCCTTTGCTATACTATCGAGATCATTTTCCATTTTTTTTGTGTAATCATAATTAAAAAGCGCTTGAAAATTTTTATCTAAAAACTTGGAAACAAGAGAACCAACTTGCTGAAGTACTAGCTTATTTTTTTCATTTCCAAACTCGCGCATAGTTTCAATTTCAAAAATCTCACCATTTTCCATTTCATAGTCGCTACATTTTATCTTATTCCCTTGAACATCTTCTTTTTTAACATATCCACGTTCCTGTATTTTATCTACTAAAGTAGAAAAAGTTGATGGTCTTCCTATCCCATTTTCTTCCAATAATTGAACTAATTTAGCTTCTGTATAATGCAATTTTGTATTTGTCAAAGTCAACTTACTTTGGACCTTTTTACAGAGTATTTCCACATTTTGTTTCATTTGAAGCAAATAGTGATATTCTTTGTTGTCTATTTCGTATTTACCTTTTACAATTTTCCAACCAGGAAAGTCTATATTTTCACTTGTGTAGGAGTACTTATTATCCAAACTTGCAGTTATAGTTGCTGTTATAGAATAAAAAGACGCCTTTTCCATACAACTTTCAAGAGTATTTTCCCAAATTAATTTGTACATGCGCTTTTCTTTTGCACCTATCTTATCTGGAAGATCTTTGAGAAAAATGTTTGTTGGTCGTATAGCTTCGTGAGCTTCTTGTGCTTTTACAAGTTTTTTTGATGTAGTCTTCTTTTTGTCTTTTTCTCTATCTCTTTCCTCTTTATTTATATAGTTTTCACCATATCCGGCTTCAATATATTTTTTAGCAGAATCAATAAAATCATTACTATATATCTTACTATCTGTTCTCATATAAGTAATATAGCCAGCCTCGTATAAAGTTTGACACAACTTCATTGTTTCTTTTGGAGAAATATGTAGATCGTTGCTCGCGGTTTGCTGTAAACGAGATGTAGTAAAAGGCTCTGGTTGGTTTTTGTATACTTTTACTGGGCTACTACAAGAATAAATATGTTTAAAATCGGAAGAACTCTCTAAAAAATCAATAAGATCGTCTTCAGTTTCATATTTTTTAGAAAGATCAAATGCTATGCATTGATTTGTAAAGTATCCAATTGTGCCATATTTTTTTATTCCCGGATTTTGTTCAATCGCTTTTTGATTCTCGTAAATAATTCGGAGCGCCGGTGTTTGACATCTTCCTGCAGATAAACTATTATCGGCATTTTTTGATATATATTTCCAAAGAATAGGAGATATTTTGAAACCGACTAAAAGATCCAAAATTTGACGAGCTTGCTGTGCACGAACGATATTCATGTCAACAAGCCTAGGATTTTTGATTGAATGTTGAATTGCATTTTCTGTTATTTCGTGAAAAACAATACGCTTGGTTTTTTCAATGTTTAAATTAAACATCATACAAATGTGCCAAGCAATTGCTTCACCTTCTCTGTCATCATCTGTTGCCAAAATAACATCGTCACAGGATGCGATTTCTTTTCGCAATTCCGCAATTCTTTTTATCTTTATTGTACTTTCAATATTTGTAAAAGTAGGCTCAAAATTATTTTTTATGTCGATATTTTTGAGAGAGTTTAATTCTCTTAAGTGACCATAACTTGCAACACATTTGTATCCAGGACCTAAATAATCTTCTATTTTTTTGCATTTTGTCGGAGATTCGACAATAACAAGATACGTTGAAGTTTTTGAATAAATTTTTGGCATCTTAAATATATTATAATGTAAAATATATTTAAGTCCCTTGCGCCATTTTAAACGTTTATCTATAAAAATATTTATTACAAAAAAACTTATTTTAGCATGATGTTTGCATAGTGTATTTGTAAAAAATTTAAAGATAAAAATAAATATATCTTATTCGTAATGAGCCAACCTACATTTGCCTTTGATTATCGCAGAGAAAGTGTTTATTGTTTATCAAATAGATGTTTTAAAGAAAATATATATAAAATTGGATTTAGCGATGATCCATCAAATAGAGCAAAACAATTATTCACCACAGGGGTCCCAACACCATTTGAAATTGTATTTTTAATACAAGGTCGTGCTAGCGCATACAACATAGAGCAAAAAATACACGAATATTTGGAAGATTATCGCGTAAGTAAAAAGCGCGAATTTTTTAGAATATCATTAAAAAGTCTTAAACAAATATTACAAGAGGATCTTAAACTCACTCTTTTTGATGAATATGGAGATAATATAACTTGTGTGTCTTCAGATATTTAAATAGTTTTATTTTTACGCTTCGCGTTTAAGCAAATAATATCCATGGTAACCCAGCGATGCAAATGCCAACATCAAGCAAACTTCAAATGCTTTTCGAGGCGTTTCTGCTTTATAAAGACCTATGTATATCAGTAAAGGTCCTATAACCAATATATGAATATAGTTTACCCAGGCATCTTTTTTAAATATTGATTTGTAAATATGATAGACAACAACTAAAGCCCCCACCGAAAGAATAACAGGATACATAAAGTCGGGCATTTTATCACGCATAATTCCAATATAACCTAGAAAAGTAGAAAAAATAAAAATATGGGCTAAATGAATAATAGTTTGTATCATTATACTATATACAATCAAAAAAAGAAATATTGAAGTTAGTGTTCTTTCATTGTCTTAAATTTTTTCCATCCAATTTGAATAGGTTCTTCACGAACAACTTCAGATTTTCCCGCTTCATGTTCTTTATCTAGCTTTTCAGCTTTCTTGAGAGCGCTATCCACATAAAGTTCTTTAAGAAGTGTTCCCACGGCAAAAGACCCTTCATGCTGGTCTAATTCGCCATCTTCAATCTGTCGCAAGACATCTAGAAAGCGATTTAAAATATTCAGGTCTATTTCGTCTTTCTTTATTTTATTGTAAATATCAGTGTAGTAAGTAAATAAAAAATTACATTCCGTCATTGACTCTAAAAGTAGTTGGTCGGCATCTTCGCGATATTTAGCCTTTAATAAAATTAAATTATTAATATCATTTTTAAGAATGGTGCTGTGCTTTAACTCTCTTATTAATTGTGTTTGATCCTCTACATTATTTGCTTTTATCATTTTTTGCAAATGTAATCTTGCGCTATCATCCATAATATATCTAATCTATATTTTTTAATTTTTAAACGTTTTTATATTGGATTATATTAAATGAATCCTACAAACGGAGTAGGTCCTCAGAATGCCGGATATAATAGTTTTATTCAGTCACAAAAAGCTAATTCCTATTTAAATTCATTAGCCGGCGGTAAAATCAAGAGAATGAGAAAAATGCGTAGAGGAGGGCAATCTGTGCTAGCATCAGAAAGTTCTTCAGTTTTAACTCCGGCCTCTGTATTAGTACCACAACCTCAAATACTTTATAATTCTATTCCTCCAATAAGTGGTGCCGGAGGAATAATAGCAAAACTGACTTCGATTACAAACCAAAATATTGCAAATTCTGAATATGACAAGTATGCCGGTGATAATACTAGTATTGGCGGAGGATACAGGCGTCGTTCAACAAAAAAAAGAAAAACGAATAAAAGAAGAACGAATAAACGAAGAAAGTCTCGAAAATATAAGTAATCCAAATTTAGTAAAATATTATGTTTCCTTACAAGAAAGAATTATATATTAATACTATAAGTAAAATGCCAACAGGAAAAAATTGGTTTAATTTTTTCTACGTAAATGTATTTTTTTTGGTTCAAATTATTCTAATATTTTTTTTAACAAAAACGCACGAAATTAGAAGTAATAAAGCACTATATCGGTGTAATCCAATGTATATGCCATTTTCAAATAATATACAACAAGATTTTGTTTATTGTGTGCAAAATATACAGGCAAGTTTCATGGGTTATTTATTGCAACCTTTAACCCAAACAATATCATTATTAAGTAATTTAGGAGGAAATTTCAACGTGAATATTAACGATGTTCGTGCAATGTTTAATAAAGAAAGAAATAATATTTCAACTATCGTAGAAAGTACTTCCTAATAAATGGTTTTATGATTGAAGTTTTTTTAAAGGTGGAATATATATGAACAATGTTCAAGGAAACATAAATAAAATAAAAAAAATGTATTCGGATTTATCATATTTTGACAAATATGGAAGTCAAGTCATTTTTTTTATAGTAATAACATTAATTGTATTTTCAATTTATGCATATTGCACAATAACGGCAAATTTTCAAACAATTAAGGACGATTGGGCAAACCAAAAATGCAATCCAAAAGTAATCCCATTTGCGGGATTTATAAATAGACCACCTGGAAAATCTATTAGTGAATTCACACAAGAGAATTTTGCTAATTGCGTTCAAGGAATATTACAATCTTTTGCAGGTCCCGCATTTGAACCTTTGACTCATAGTACAAATTTACTGCAAAATTTATATGCAAATATTTCAAATAATATACAAGGAACGCGAGAAATGATGAATAAAGTAAGAAATAATTTAACCGATGTAGTGACCGATCCAGAAACCCAATTGAGATGTTTTGATCAAGATACGCAAATCGAAACTTTAAGCGGAAAATTTATCTCTATTTCAGATATTTGCGTCGGAGAAGTTTTGAAAGATGAAAGTATTGTAACTGCAAAAATGAAAGTAGATGCTAGTAACCTAGAAATGTATTCCATAAAAGACATTATTGTAAGCGGTAATCACTACGTAAAGTCTAATAGTGGCTGGATACATGTTTCAGAAGATGAGAGAAGTAAAAAAATAGATACTTATAAAAATCAGTTTGTTTATTGTATAAATACTACTTCAAAAATAATTCTTATAAACGGAATAACTTTTTCCGACTGGGATGATATTTTTCATGAAAAATTAAGCGAGAAAAAAAATTATATTGCAAAAAAATTTAACCTCGACACAAAAAAAATTACAGAAAAAGATATTCACGTTTATTTAGATGGAGGATTTGATTCAAACACAATATTGCGTTTAAAAGATAACTCATTAAAATTTATTACGGAGATTAAAATCAATGATATTTTAGAAAACGGCGAATGTGTTTATGCGTTAGTAGAAATCGACGGAGCAAATGTAAACAAACAAATAATTTTTATTTTAGGAAAAAATAAGTATGTTGGGGGACCCAATCTTAATTTTTTTGATGAAAATTTAGGACAAACTTCGACGCTTAAATTAAGCGATAAAAATATTTATTTGGTAAAAACAAAATCAGAAAAATTATATCATTTAGTTACGGATAAAGGAACTTTTAAAGTATGCGATCTTGTCTTCAATGACTATAATTCTTGTATTGATTTAGAATAAAATTAATATCTATTAATTATATATAATGGATATTACAATCTTTGGCTACAAGTTTAGACTTGAAATTTTGATTCTAATAGCAGTGGTGTATTTCATTATGTCTGCTCACGTTGTTTGCTCGTGTTCAAGAATTCCGATTGTAGAAGGTTTTAATTTTAATTGGGGGGGGGCAAACCTGACGAATATCAGGCTTTGTTTTGATCAAGATACGCAAATCGAAACTTTAAGCGGAAAATTTATTCCTATTTCAGATATTTGCGTCGGAGAAGTTTTGAAAGACGAAAGTATTGTAACTGCAAAAATGAAACTAGATGCTACTAATATAGAAATGTATTCCATAAAAGACATTATTGTAAGTGGAGGTCACTACGTAAAGTCTAGTAGTGGCTGGATACATGTTTCAGAAGATGAGAGAAGTAAAAAAATAGATACTTATAAAAACCCGTACATTTATTGTTTGAATACGACTTCAAAGATAATTCTTATAAATGGAATAACCTTTTCCGACTGGGATGATACTTTTGATGAAAAATTAAGTGATAAAAAAAATTATATTGCAAAAAAATTTAACCTTGACCCAAAACAAATCACAGAAAAAGATATACACATTTATTTAGATGGAGGGTTTGATGAAAGCACAATAATTTGTTTGAATGATGGAACCAACAAGTTAATTTCAGAAATACAAATCAATGACGTTTTAGAAAACGGCGAATGTGTTTATGCGTTAGTGGAAATCGATGGCTCAAATATTAAAGAACAATTCAATTATAATTTAGGAAAAAATAAGTATTTTGTTGGAGGATCCAACCTTAATTTTTTTGATGAAAATTTAGGACAAACTTCAACACTCAAATTGAGAAATGAAAGTATTTGTTCGATAAAAACAAAATCTGAAAAACTATATCATTTACTTACAGATAAAGGAACTTTTAAAGTAGGGGATCTTATTTTCAATGACTATAATTCATGTATCGATTTAGAATAAAGCAATCAATATCGTTAAAAAATTATTATCTATGAAATATGTATAAATGGAAATCTCTATTTTCGGATTCAAATTTAGATTAGAAATACTTATAGCGATTCTTGTTGTATATTGGATCATGTCGGGACATTTAGTATGTTCTTGCAGTAAATTTCCTCTTATGGATATGATGAGCGGAAGAGTAGATCCAATCGAAGGATTTGTCGGTACTTTAAATGATGGAGAATCATCGTCTTATTCTTTAGGTGGTAAATACAACGGCGTAATTATGCCTGCCTCAACTTGGGGACAACCTACGTTAGATGTCATTCCCGGACAACCGGTTGGAAAAGGTGTTCAAGATATTTTGAATCGCAAAAAACAACCAATCCCCCTTCCTGAAGGAGAATTAAATATGTTTGAAACTACTCCCTTTAAACCAGAATGTTGCCCCAACGCATATTCAAATAGTAGTGGATGTGCGTGCATGACTGTTGACCAATACAACTATTTAATCCAGCGCGGTGGAAATAATGTTCCTTACTCTGAGTATTAACGTATAATATAAATTTCGTATATTATATGTTATAATCTAGACCGAGACCTTCTAGATTTAGACTTTTTTGATCTAGATTTTCTTGTCCGTCTCTTCTTTCTTTTTCTAATACAGGAACCGCCATCAACTTCTTCCATACTTGTTTTCATTTCATAGAGCGTGTCCTTATCTTCAACTTTTTTTTCAATTTCCTCTTCCAAAATTTCTTTATCAGAATATTTCTTCAGTGTTTCGCTGTATGCATCTTTCCCAAAAATATCTATAAGGATTTCTTTTGTTCCCATACTTTCATACGTTTCACTATTTTTTTCAAAAAAATTTATTAATAGATTTCTTATTTGAAATATAGAGCATGGTGCTGCGGTCCTAAATATATTATCTGGTATTTTTCCGCCATGAATAATTTTACAATAGTTTTCTAAATAGTTAAAAATTCGACGAATTTCAGATTCAGGAATCGTGCTATATGACTCTTTGATCACACCTATGGCACCTTTTCTCATTCTCGAATTATATATTTGAGCTCCTTTTTCAAGATACGCTGTCATTATATACATTATTTGATTTTATATTTTGGTATTTTTATATCCGTAAAATCTTCCATACACTTGCTACAGTAAAATATTACTTGGCTTTTATCTGGAGTCAAGTCAATATAGTCCCTTATTATTTCATGATGGCAATTATTTTCATCGCTAGAAAAAAAAGTCTCAGATTTTATTTTTTCTATGAGAAACTTCTTCATATACAAAGATCGAGTGAAATATTTAAGCAATATTCCTTATTAAAGAACCTGATTTCTAGAGATACATGCTCTGATAAGACATATTAACATCAGGTCTCTTAATAAGTTTATCAACAACATCTGGAGTAACCTTGAAAGGGAACTCAACCTTAAGAGACATATCTTCTTCGAAGAGATTTGATTCGGGCTTCATAAGTCGATACAAATTCAACTTTGTATGAATAATTTCTAAGCAACGCTTCATATTTCTCACTCCATCTTCCTTGTTGCAGTGAGTTTCAATTATATAGCTAATCGTCTCGTCTGGTATCACAATTTCATCTTCAGTAAATTTAACCTGCTCGCGTATCTTTGGAAGCAGATACTTATTACAAATAATAATCTTTTGCTTATTTTCATAGCCCTTGGTATGAATTTTATACATTCTATCCTTCAAGATTGGATTAATTTTACTTTCATCATTATAGCTAAAGATAAAGAGGCACTTGCTCAAATCAAAGTCAATCTCCGCAAAATACTTATCATGAAACTGGTTATTCTGTGTAGTATCAGTCAAGTGTGTTAAGATTCCAGCAATTTCTTCACCCTTTGGAGTATCGCTAATCTTATCCAACTCGTCAAAATAAATTACCGGATTCATAACTTTACTATCAATCAGAATTTGAACAATTTTTCCCCAGGTACTTCCCTCATAAGTGTAAGAATGACCTTCCAAAAAGCTACTATCTGTCGCACCACCAAGAGCAATAAATGCAAATGGACGATTCAGAATTTTACTGATACCTTCCTTAACAAGCGAAGTTTTTCCAGTACCGGGAGGTCCTTGAATAGCAATTGCAGTGCCAATAGAATTTGGGTTTGTAATTAATTGACCCATCATTTGCATAATTTGCATTTTTGCATCATTTAATCCGTAAACTGCAGAATCCAAAGTGTTCTTGGCATTTTCCATGAAGTCGTGACAAGACTCAACTCCGTGACCAATATTAACTGGCAAATTTTCGCATTTGCCAAATGGAATTCTCATAAAAGTATCAACCCAGTTTTTAATTTTGTAATATTCGCCAGAACCAGGTTCCATGTATCGAAGCGAATTAATTTTCTTGATTGCGTCCGCCTTAAAATGCACTGGCATATTTGCTTCAAGAAGTGTCATCCTATAAGGCTTTTCTACGCGAGTAATTTTATTAATTTCACGAACCTCAGCCAAGATTTTTTTTTGTTGATCGATGTTCAACTTTTCGAAAAAGCCTACATCATTCATTGTGTTCTTATCTTTGATAATTTTTTTAAAAATTCGGCAGTTTTTTGCCTTTTGCTTTCCACTTTTTTTTTCATTTTTATCATTAGAAATCTTTATCTTCTCTTCACAAACTCTAATACATTCTAGAGTCGTTGGAGATTTTGTTTTTTCATAAATTTCATTTAGTTGAGAAAGAAGTTCTACTGGATTATCCTCTTCAGAAGAAGACTTCTTTGTCCTGGGAGATCCTCTTTTACGCTTTATCAATTTTTCATCTTCGTCTTCATCTTCATCAGATTCAGAATCGGAAGAAACTGGTTCGTTTTCATCTTCAGTTTCTTCATCATCATCTTCATCTTCCCAGTCTTCGTCATCGTCATCATCCCATTCATCTTCATCATCATTTTCTCCTTTTCCGCCAATTGTAAATATGATATTGAACTTGTCTGACTTTTTAACTTTACGATTTTCAATTTCGTCCTCATCCTCATCTTCATCTTCCGTCTCCCAAAGATCTTCTTCATTATCTTCGTCTTCGTCTTCGTCTTCATCCTCGACAACTTTCTTTTTATTTGATTTACGTTTAGAAGACTTTTGTTCCTCTTCTTCAGGCTCAACATTTTTCTTCTTCTTATCGTGAGTATTTTTTCTTAATTTTTTATTATCCTTTTTTTCCTCTTCTAAATCTTCATCGTCGAAAATCTGCTTTTTTGAACTAGACTTTACTTTTTCTCCAGAGTCAATCTTTTTGTCTAAATGCTTAGACGGGAAAATTTTACGGAGAAATTTTCTGTATTCATGAACATCCATCTCATCCTCTTCATCGCTGCTCGCAGCGCTGGTATTGTCGTCGTCGGAATCATTATTTCTCTTTTTTTTCTTAGCCTGTTCCTCGACCTTTTTTTGTCCTTTAGATTCTTTCTTGGAATATTTAGTTTGTGCGTCGCGAGCCATTCTATTCTTATATGATATTTATTTATCATTTTATATTCAAATCAATTTTATTGATAAAGAAAAATATTAGGCTACGCATTTCTTAAAACAATAACTTACAAATAAAAATTGATTAGAAAACAATCTAAATATTATTGTGGTAATATAAGGAGATGTCTAAAAATAGCGGATTTAAAATGAATAATCCATCTAAAATTATCGGAATTCAGTTTAGTATTTTATCCCCTGATGAAATTCGCAAGGGGTCTGTTGCCGAGATTACAAGCAGAGATACCTACATAAATAATAAACCCGTTATTGGAGGTTTGTTCGATCCTAGAATGGGTGTTCTTGAACCGGGACTAGTCTGCCCCACCGATGGTCTTGACTACATGCAAACACCGGGCTACTTTGGTCATATTGAACTAGCGAGACCAGTATTTTATATTCAATATTTGACAACAATTCAAAAAATATTAAGGTGTGTTTGTTTCAAATGTAGTAAGTTATTGATTAGTAAAGAAAAGTACAAGCAAGCGCTTAAAATGTCCGGCGACGGCAGATGGAAGTACGTATTTTCATTGGCAAGTAAAATGAAACGATGTGGTGAAGACACTGAAGATGGTTGCGGGTGCCTACAGCCAAATAAAATTAGAAAGGAGGGTCTTGCCACAATTTTCGCTGAATGGAAAAATGAAAGCGAAGATGGAGAAAATATTGTAATCAAGTTAACTCCTGAAATGGTTCTTAAGATATTCAAAAGAATTTCTGATGAGGATGTTTCGTTCATGGGATTCAGTCCAATTTGGTCCAGACCCGATTGGATGGTTTGCCAAGTCATGGCTGTTCCTCCTCCCGCAGTGCGCCCATCCGTTAAGCACGATGCTCAGCAGCGCAGCGAAGATGATTTAAGTCATATTTTAGTAAATATTATTAAGACAAATAAAACTCTGCAAGAAAAAATTCAAAATAACGCACCTGCAAATGTTATTGATGATTGGGCTACAGTTTTGCAGTACTATATTGCAACACAAGTCGACAATAAGATTCCTGGTGTAGCGTCTGTCGCACAACGATCAGGTAGACCTCTTAAATCAATCAAAGATCGTCTTAATGGAAAAGGTGGACGCATGAGAGGAAATCTTATGGCTAAACGCGTCGACTTTAGTGCGAGATCAGTTATTACCGCAGATCCTAACATCTCTATTCGTGACTTGGGAATTCCTATGAAAATTGCTAAAAATATTACAAAACCTGTGGCAGTTAATAGTATTAATAAAGCATTCTTAACAAAACTTGTTTTAAATGGTCCGGATGAATGGCCCGGAGCTAAAATTTTAGAGAAAAAGAACGGAGAGTCAATAACTCTCAGATATGTCGACAGAAAATCAATAGTACTAGAAGAAGGTGATGTTGTTCATAGACATATGATGGACGGAGATCCAATTTTATTTAATAGACAGCCAACCCTTCACAGAATGAGTATGATGTGTCACATCGCAAAAATTATGACACGCGGAGATACTTTTCGAATGAATGTTGCTGATACGAAACCATATAATGCAGATTTTGATGGTGATGAGATGAACCTTCATATGCCGCAGGATGTAGAATCTGAATCAGAACTAAAAAATCTTGCCGCAGTTCCTTATCAAATTATTAGTCCTGCAAATAATAAGCCTATTATTGGTATCTATCAAGATTCTATGCTTGGTTGTTATCGTTTTACAAGAGAAAATATTAACTTTACTCCTCGCGAAGCAATGAATCTTCTAATGATGTTTCAAAAAGTGAATGTTCAAAAATTATTAGAAAATGGAGATGGTGCAAAAATTTCTAGTTTTGACTTGCTTACTCAAATATTGCAGCCTCTCACATTGAGCTATAAGACTAAAGCATTCAAAGATGACGAAAATACTAGTACATCAAATAATATTCTTGAAATTAGAAACGGAAAATATATTAGAGGTCAAATCGACAAGGATGTTTTAGGCGCCGGAACAAAGGGTCTTATCCAACGTTCCTGTAACGACTTTGGAAATATGGCTGCTTCCGACTTTATCGACGATTTGCAAAATATTATTACAGAATACATGAAGTCTAGTTCATTCAGTGTCGGAATTAGTGATTTAATTTCCGACGAAAAAACGAACCAAGAAATTATCAACGTCATTGAGAAAAAGAAACAAGATGTAAAAAATTTAATTGACCAGACACAAATTGGTGTTTTTGAAAATAACACTGGAAAGACTAACGAGCAAGAGTTTGAAATGAAAGTGAACAATATTCTTAATCAAGCATCTTCCGAAGCGGGTAAAATTGGTCTAAAGAGTCTTGATAAAAATAATAGATTTGTTATCATGGTTAACGCCGGATCCAAAGGAAGCGACTTGAATATTTCTCAAATGATTTCTTGCCTTGGTCAACAAAATGTTGACGGAAAACGTATTCCCTATGGATTTGATCAGAGAACTTTGCCTCACTATACAAAGTTTGATGATTCGCCTGGAGCTCGCGGATTTGTTGAAAGTTCATACATTAACGGGCTTTCTCCTCAGGAACTATTCTTTCACGCTATGGGTGGTCGCGTTGGCTTAATTGATACAGCAGTAAAGACGTCTACTACCGGATATATTCAAAGACGAATCATCAAAGGTCTCGAAGATCTTATGGTAAATTATGATATGACAATCAGAACAAATAAAAATAAGATTGTACAATTTGCGTATGGTGAAGACGGAATTGATACTATTCGCGTAGAAAATCAGCAAATACCAATTGTTACAATGAGTATTCAAGACATTTACTCTCACTTCAATATGCCGGACGAGTCGGGAAAATTCAAGAGCTTGAGTATAATGATGCTGAAAAATACACTAACCCGTTTCAAGAAACAAAAACAAGAAACCAATGATAAATGTAAAATTTATACAGATTTCATGATTCAGAAGCGTGAAGAAATTATTAAAAATGTTTTTAAGAATAAAGGAGATAGTATTGTAAATTGCCCTGTTGCATTTTCCTATATTATAAATAATATTCAGGGACAACAAAATATAAATGTAAATTCTCTTATCGACATTACTCCACTTGAAGCATTTTCAATGATTGAAGAAACTTACGCGAATCTTGAGAAGATTCATTATGCTCCTCCAACAGAGTTATTTAAGGTACTTTATTACTATTATCTATCTCCAAAAGATCTACTTTTCGTGAAGAGATTCAACAAGACGGCTCTTTCCGTTTTACTCAATACAATTCAGTTAACATACAAGCGCGCCATTGTAACTCCTGGAGAAATGGTTGGAATGCTCGCAGCTCAGTCAATTGGTGAGGTGTCAACACAAATGACGCTTAACTCTGTTACTTATGAGACACCTATTATTGTAAGAAATTCAGTCGGAAAAATTCAAAAAGTTTGCATTGGTGATTTTGTTGGAAAACATATTGACGATTCCAAAAAATTAGAATATTATTCGGAAAATGATACCACTTATGCTGAACCAAAAGATTATTTCGAAATTCCGTCATGCGACGAAGACGGCAATGTTGTTTGGAAACAAATCGAGGCCGTGACAAAGCATCCAGTAATAAATACTGACGGAACAAATACAATGCTTAAATTTACAACGGAAGAACAAAGAGAGGTTATTGTTACCAAGGCAAAGTCTTTATTGAAATTAGTAGATGGAAAAATTGTTCCGATGAATGGGGATGAGTTTAAAGTTGGCGATTATCTTCCTGTAAATACAAAGCAAATTGACTTTACTGAGTCGAGGTCCCTCAGTCTGCGTGAAATCCTCCCACCAACAGAATATATTTACTCTACAGAAGTGGTAAAAGCCATGGGCGTAATGAACGAATATCACTGGTGGTCTAAACATCAAGGCAAAACCTTCACCTTGCCATACACAAGAAGCGACTCCTTCGTTGCAAAAGTGTCCGATAAGTTGCGAAATGGATGCAAAAGTAAAACCAGTTTTGCTTCAGGATGTGTTTATACAAAGCAAACAAATATGAATGCTTACACAATCCCGGAGGAAATTCCACTTGACTATAATTTTGGTTATTTAGTTGGAGCATACGCAGCTGAAGGTTGCATGACAAAATTTCAAATATCTATTGCAAATAATAATGAAGAATACTTTGATCCTATTATGACATTTGTCCAGCAATTAAATATTTCAACAAAATTGTACAAGAAAGAAAATAAAGGACAAGAAGGTTGGACTAGCCAAGATTTGCGTATTTACAACACGATTTTGTGCCGTATCTTGGATTCTCTTTGTGGAAAACTCAGTCACAATAAATTTGTTAGTGACAAAATTGTATTCTCTAATAAAGATTGTATCCAAGGATTCTTGGATGCATATATTGGTGGAGATGGAACTATTAATGCAAAAGATAAAAGTATTTCTATGAGTTCTGTTTCCAAAGAAATGTTAATTGATGTGCAACAAATGTTGAATAATATTGGAATCTATAGTTTCATCAAGAAGTTGACGAAACAAAACTCCAATAATAGAGGAACATTACCTGAAAATATTCATCAAGGATATATTTTGTATGTGCGAAATGATCAAGCAAAACAATTAGCAGCAATGCTAAATATTAGGATTGACTACAAAAAAGAAAATTGCAGGATAATTACCAACTATACATCAAAATTTGATTATAAAATTAACAGAAACTACTTGTCAGTTCCCAACGAAATAAATGGTGCAATTGTCATAGAACCTAGAAGAGATGAAAGCCTATGTGACGTGCTTTTTGACAAGATTAAATCAATTGAAGAGGTACCCAATACTACGAATTATGCGTATGACCTAACTATTGCAGACACAAGAAATTTTAATATCTATAATGGTCTAGCGATTCGCGATACTTTTCATTTTGCCGGAGTGGCTGCAAAATCTAACGTGACTCGTGGTGTGCCAAGAATTGAGGAAATTCTTTCCCTGTCAAGTGATCCTAAGAATCCTTCTCTTACTGTGTACCTTAAAAAAGAAGAAGAAACAGATAAGGATAAGGCGCACGCAATTATGTATATGTTAGAGCACACAATTCTACAAGAAATTGTAGAGTCTATTGAAATTTGCTTTGATCCTGACGATCTGAACACTATGATCGCTGAAGACAAAAGTACAATGGAACAATATCGGGCATTTGAAAGTCTTGTTGATGAATGCGTCAATATTTCTATGACCGAAGAAACTAATGAAAAGTCAAAGTGGATTATCAGAATGGTTATGGATCAAACAATGATGTTAGAAAAAAATATTACAATGGACGATGTTAATTTTACTCTTAGAAATAGTTATGGAGAAGAAATAAGTTGTGTGTTCTCAGATTACAATTCAGATAAGCTTGTATTTCGCATTCGCATGAATAATATTATGAAACAAAATGGTTCAAAGAGTGGACAAAAGAAAAAGGTAAATCCACTTGATCAGTCAGATCAGATTTATATTTTGAAAAATTTCCAAGACCAACTTTTGCAGAATATAGTGTTGCGCGGTATAAAAGGAATCAACAAGGTTATTATGCGAAAAATCAAGGATAACGTTGTTGAAACAGCGGGTGTTTTTAAGAAGCAAGATATTTGGGTTTTGGATACAGTTGGATCGAACATGATGAGTGTTTTGGCACTAGACTACATTGATGTAACCAGAACAATTAGTAATGATATTGTTGAAGTTTTCAATGTTCTCGGAATAGAAGCAGCTAGACAGACAATTTATAATGAGTTGGTAGATGTTATTGAGTTTGACGGAACTTATATCAACTCACATAATTTTAGTCTTCTTTGCGATCGTATGACTTTTACTAGCAAAATGATATCAATTTTCAGACATGGAATTAATAATGATAATATTGGTCCAATTGCGAAGGCATCCTTTGAGGAGACTCCCGAGATGTTCTTGAAAGCAGCCAGACATGCCGAGTTGGATACTATGAGAGGAATTTCAGCAAATGTAATGTGTGGACAGGAAGGATTTTATGGAACAAGTGCTTTCCAGGTTATCTTGGATGTTGATGAAATGAGAAACTATGAAGAAACGACACAATATGAAGCCTTTAATGAGAAAGAAGATATTGAGAAGATGTTCGAAGGAGTTGACAATCCTGATGACGTTTGTAGCACAACAAAATTGGTTATTCAAAATAATGTAGTTAGTATCGGGTCAAGTAACATGGGTTCGGATAACAATTATAATCCAGGATTCTAGAAGAATACTTTGTTTTATTGTTTAAAAAAATTTTTTATTGATATAATGTATAGATATTGGGAAAGAGAACAATGCGAATACGCAGAGGAGGCGGATGCTCTACCAACTTTGGTTGTAAGCCTGGAGAAAAATGTGTTGATGGTAATTGTAAATGGGTTGGTTTTGGTGGAAAAAAAACAAGGAAAATGAGAAGAAAAACGAGAAGAATGAGAAAATAATGACTAATTCATTGATCATTATAGTTATGAATATGCGGAAAAAATAGATCTAGAGAAATATGCAGATTACAAAACTTTTTATATTTATGATGTTGTGAAAAATATTAAACACAATATGATAACATACTATAATGGAGTCTTTTTTCTATGTTGCTCAGAAAATCATGAGCCCAAATATTGTACCTTATGTTTATGGTGAGGAATTTATGAGTAAGCTTGACTTTATGGAAAATTTACGAAAAAATAGCCCACAAATGCCACTTTCTCGTATATTTTTTTATAATTATGTTGTACATGGCAAGAGAAACATTAATAAGTTTAAACTTCTTCACTCTATTTTCGAAAATATGTTTTGTTCGGAACAATTTAAAGAGCAAATGCTAGATTTATTTTGTTCAATTCAAAAAGTTGAAAAAGCACTTGCTAAATTTTCTTATTTTTATAAATATAAAAAATCTCCAATTAAAATCAAGACGGATATGTTTTTAAACCCGCTTCAGCCATCTGGAAAAAATGTCATGTGTATTTTTGATTCTAAAAATTCATGCAGATATTTATTTACTATTAATGATTTAATTCAAATTATAAAAAAATCATTGACCCATTCACCAAACCTTTTTTCCGATCCAACGGAGCTTAAAAATCCATATACAAATATTCCTTTCAATAAGTCAACTCTCTATAATATTTACTTTTTTATAAAAAAAAAAAATTTTATAATGCCCGATATAATACAAAGTTTTTTTATCGAAAATTTTGATTTAGAAAATTTCCGCAAAAATAATACCTACATTATTCGAGAATACGCAATCAAAGATTTTATTAATAATATCCAACCAAATGAAGCAGAGATTCATATTTTTAACATGTTGAAAAGTTATGTTAGGAGAAAAAAAAGTATTCATTTTGATTTTCCCAAAAATAAACTTTTAGAAATTATGAGACCATACCTTAATTATTATTTTATTTCAATTTATTCTTTGTGTACAGAAAAGAGACACGCATATATTCATAAGTTATTTTATAAACTCAAACGTTTTTTTGATTATAATCCAAACTTTGGCCGAAGATATTTAAAAATGCAAGCAGTATCAAGTAATACACCGAATAATCCTTTTGACCCTATAAATAAAATAAAAAAGAGATTAATTATTTTTGATGATAATCATATTTCCTTTCATGAGAAAGAAAATAGTTCTTTCTTAACATCTCACATGAAGGCTGTTAACGAAAATAATTTACCTCATATTATGTATATTGATGACAATAGCGATGACGATAATAGCGAAAATAACTTACTATCGGAAGAAAATGAAAGTGATGAGGAAGAAGAAAATATTCTAGATAGAAGTCAAATTATAGTAAATCAAATTTATTTCGCGGATTCTTTTAATGGAGAAGAAAGTGATACAGACTCGATGAGTTAAGAACTTTCGGAAATATCTAATACTACATCTACATTTTTCTTAGTTTTTCTCGTGTCAATCAACTTTTTTTCTTTTGCTGTGCGTTTCTTTTTCTTATTAATAGTTACCACTTGAACTGGTTTCTCTTGAACTGGTTCCTCTTGAACTGGTTTCTCTTGAACTGGTTTCTCTTGAACTGGTTTCTCTTGAACTGGTTCTTCTTCAATATCTTCTTCCACTATTTTAATTTGAGGTTTTTTCTTTGTTGAGGTCGAAGATTTTTTATATTTTTCAATATAGTTTTTAATATCTTTTTTATTAGCGAACGCGTTTGTTAGATCCTCGCTATTATTAAGTTCAGAAACTTTTATAAAAGACCTATTATCTGGTGATTGAATTAATTTAAATCCTTGAACCTCTTCAGATTTTAAACCAGGAATAACTATGAAACAAAAAGAATCTTCAGCGTTTCCATATGCAATAAATTCTTTTTCAGAAAAATTTGTTTCGAATAAGTATTTGGCGCTTATAAAAAAGGTAGGAATCTTTAACTTGTTCACTAACAAATAATAATCAAAAGATGTCAAGTAGTAATTTTCTGAAAATATCATGTCCTCAAAAGTTATTTTTTTTGCTTTTATTTGCGAAGCTTGCAACTTTTTTCCTTGTGCACTCATTATATCTAGAAGTTGACCTTCAAAGTCTGAAATATATATTTTATATTCTTCATACAACTTGTTTCGGATATCGTTGGCGCTCATTGATGAACCAGTGCTCTCTTTTACCAAGTCGATAATTAATTGAAACGTACAATATTTTGTTTTGGAATATTCTTCTTCTTTAAAATCTTTTGGAAATTGTTTTCTCCATAAAAGTGAAGAAATTTTATTGTTTACTTTTGAAACACACTCAGCCTCACTTCTAGGATTTAATACTTCATTGAGAGAAAACGAATTTTCATAGACCGGGTGTTGAATTGGTTCAACTTCATCGTAACTATTGTATTTCACATACTTGTTGAAAGCCGTCGGGATTAATCCCTCAAAGTATTCCTGTGTTAACATTGATTGTATCATAATTATTTCATCATCATTTAAATTATACGTAAGATTCGTAAAAGAGAGGTAAGACTGGGGTTCTAAAATAAAGGACTTTATTCTACTATATCGAATGAGTTCGTCTGCCATTTTTCCAAAATAAATGAGTTCATTATCATGGCTTGTCATAAGATTTTTTTTAGGTAAAATAATTTGACATTTATTTTCTGTTGTAAACACACACAAAGGTGACTTAGCTTCGCATTTATCTTTACTCCTATTTACTAGACAAGTAGAAACTTCAGAAATAACTTTATAATCGTAATTATCTGAAAAAATAATTACATTTTCTGCCAATATTTTCAAATATTTATGAATTGACTCTAATTTTTTATTATAAATAATATATGGTTTATTTATTTCCTCTTCAATGCTTTCTCTCGTTTTAAGATTTTGGTAATCATTTAATAAAATTCTAATTGTATTTCTGAAAACATTGTAAAAATTCGTTTCAAGTTTTATTTTTTGAATATACTCAACTCTTTCGACATCAACTTTGTTTGAAGTTTCTATCACCATATCACTTGAAACCATATTTTTGTCGACGATAAAGTTACTATTATCCAAAATTGGAATATCATCGCGAGCGTCTCCTGACGGAAAAGGTTTTGATAATTGCAAAAATTGATTGGTTTGCGTCAATACTCCGACAATCAATTCATCCTCAACAACCTTAAACTCTGGTTTACAAGCAATTTTTCCGCCACTATCTTTATAAACGTTCATCAAAAACTCGATTGTCGCATTATATTCTTTCCAAATAGATGGTTCAATCATAAAAATGTACTCAAATTTATTGTTTATAGATGAAGGGTAACAAGGAATAAATCCCTGCTTAGTTTTTTCTGCGATAACCCCTATTACTTTGTTTTGATAATTTATTACCTGTTTCAATATAGTGTATTTCTTCTTGCTTAATATTTCAATAATACTAGACAATACTAAAGGAGACTTTGCTTTATAAATATTTTCAGAAACACTTCGTAAAGGAGCGCAAATTTTTTGAAAGTAAGGTTTAATTATTTTACTAAAAACCTCTCTAATTGTGGGAGATAGTTGTGGATCAAATTCACTGAAGAGTTTCCCGACAAATAGTGCTTTTTCGGTATTTCTATAGGAATAAATTGGTTCAAAATAATTATCGCGACGCATAAGTATCAATGTTGGTTTTCGAGCTTCATAAAATTCGTTTGAATAGTGATTTGTTGGACAAATTAATTCTACATTGTTTGTAATATCGTTCTCGGGAATTTCTAAAATAACCAAATTAATTCCTGATTGAAATAAATATTCATTCGGTTTACATATGATGTCCCATAAATAAGTGTAGTCTATAAAAATTTTATCATCCTTTAAAAATGCAATAAAGTTTTCATACGCAGAACACACATTTTTGAAATATTGTAATTCTGCTTTATTTGTAAGTTTTAACTTGGAATATAATTTAGATGATTTATATTTTTCATTGCTTACATTAATTTCTCTCTTTGGTTCTGTAAAATCTGTTACTAAGTTTCCATTTTGAAATGTTATAAAGTTATCAAGATTTAAAATAGAAATTAAAACTTTTTTCATTTTTTTTATGGTATCGCTTTTCATAATACTTTTACTTGTCTCATCTAATTTTGTGAAAAATAGTGCGTCTGCTATACATGCTATAAAAGATTGTGCTTCATTAATTTCCACTCCATGACGCAATAAACAGGCGTGATTCAGTTTGACATTAGTATTTACTTTACTTACTTGACAATCGCCGCTTGTTTCACTTAAAAACTTTTGAATTGCTACTGGTAAATATCCCCACCTTCCAGAATCTAATGGAAACTTTTCCGGTCCTTTTACATACTCTTCATCTTGTTTCGCTTTTGCTTCTTTTTTATCTTCTTTTATTTTACCAGAGCATAACTGCCGCCTTTTTATTTGATCTGGTGTATTCCAATTTGAAAAACAACATGGTAAACAAAGACCTGCCGGGTGTTTATTTACTTGAAAGCCCGGATTTTGTTTGAAATCTTTATCTGTATTATTTGATGGAGAAAATTCATAAATATATTTTTCATTTGTGGCTTTCTTTGAATCTTTGCCCTTTTTTGGTATAACATTTTTGTACAAGTTATCTTTTTGCATCTGTTGAGGTGTTACTATTGTATTTGTTTTCAAATTCCAGTATCGTGGACAAATATAGTAAAAACTCTTGTCTTCACTAGAACTATAATTAATAACGTCTTCTTCTTTCAAAAATCCAGGGTGTTCTGCTTTTATAGAATCTAATTCATCTTTTGTTAAAATAATTGGTTGTCTTCTATCTGAAGAAGGACATGCTCTTGAATATGCATTAAATTTTCCTTGTTTTTCTGTTAAAATCAAGGTTGGTTCCTTTTCAGCAATTTTATTTTGAAAATAATTTCTCAATGACATGTTACTAATATCTCTAACAGAATTCTTAGGTTTTGCTGTTTGAATATTTGGAACAACTTCTTCTTCTTCTTCTTCTGAATCGATATCAGAATCTGCATTTAACTGCATCTTAGAATTGTTTATTGTCTTGGGTTTATTTTTTTTTTCTTCCAAAGGAGGAGGAGATTCTTCCATTTCAATCGATGGTAAGGACACTTCTTTTTCTTTTTCTTTTTCTTTTACTGAACTCAAAGACAATTCCGAGTCAAAACTTGATAAAGATTTTTCACTAGAATCACTTTCTTTTTTTCCTCCTCCCATTATTTCTTCTTCCTCTTCTTCATCATCGTCATCTCCATAAAAGAGAGAAATTGCATTTTGCACCTTTTCTTCGTCTTCAGACTCTTCATCAATATACTCATCTAACGGCTTAAACTCAAGATCTTCGCCTTTCAAGTAAGGTACTTCTTGTTCTTCTAAAGGAGCTTCAAATGCTGCAACCAAATCCTGAACGACTACATCATGTTTATCCTTGAAAGAACAAATCTTTTTTATAGTTTTTTCAGGGTAACTGGTTGCTTCGTGTAAGTCACCCTGTGTCAGCCGGACCAAAGTATCTAAATAAATCGGTATTGTTTTTAAATAAAATATATCGTTTACATTTTCAACACGAATCGTAATATCACTTGCTATTGGATTAAGATGAATAGTTGTTTTGAAGCCAGGATTTATTTTTATAGATATTTCGTTTCGTTTTACATTTCGCTGCACCTCAAGTTCACTTGCAAGTTTTGCAAGCAATTCCGCTGCCTCTCCAGAAGAAATTTGATAGACTTTTACAACCTGTTCAATAATTTCATCACCTCTCAAACCTTCATCTTTTTTCTCTAGTATAAAAGCTTCCTGACTTGTTCTCTTATTAAAATTTTCTACACGTTTAAATCTCATATTTATATCATCTTTTTTATTCAGTGAATCAATTATGAAGACAGATGATAAACAACCGCGCAACTTATCTAACTTTATAGGTCTTGTTATAGCAATTGTAGTTTCATATTCTATATTTTTAATTTCGAATCTGCTATTTGTTATGCTATCAAATAAGTTAATAGTGTAACCATTTTGCTCAAAATACACTTTAACCACTTCTATAATTGGATTTACTGAATTTTTTATTGCATCATTCAGATCAGAGATTTCGATAACTTTTGTAAACTCTCCCGAAATTTCAATATTACCATTCTCTTCAAACTCACAAACAAAAGCGTGTACTATATCATTTTTAACATAATCAACTGAAACTGAAACTGATTTATTTCTTCCTATTTTTTTCATGAGTTTGAAAATAGACGCTTTTGAAAGATAAGGGATTTTTCTTCCGTCTTTTGAAACTTTATCTGCGAATAGTCTGTAAATTTGTTCTTTTCTATTAGACTGATTATATTTAATAAGAGGGTTTTCTTCTGTAGCATGGATCAACTTGAAAATTACATCAAGCGGGATTTTAATATTATAATCAGGTCGAAGAACAGCCTTAAATTTTTTGATTCCGCTGCTTTTATACGCGAGATCTGTTTTTCTCTCTTTGAAAATATCATAAAACATTGAAACACTTTCGAATGTTTCTAGAGTTCCTTTTTGTAGTTTTTTTTTATAATCTTCTATTAGCTCGATACGCTGTTCTTCTAAAGTTTTTAAAGATAAAATATTTTTTGCATAAAGAAAAGGATAATAAATTTTTGATAAATATTCCACATCTTCTTGACTATTCTTGAGAACATCTCCGGCAAAACATAAGTAAATATTGTTTTCTATAATTTCTCCACTGCTTAAAAGTAAATTATTATTCATGGTTGACAATGATTTTCTAGAAGCCTTTTCCAAAAATTTATCGTGTTCAAAAGAATCATACGGGTTTACAACAAAAGGATATTCGTTCGCTATAATAAAAAATCTTTGTCCTAGAACCTTATTTACCCAAAATTTTTTATTATCTAGTCTAAGAGATAAAATATCGTCATAGTCATAAATATTTTTATCAGGCAAGTTAAATTTTACCGGCTGTCCATTTGTATTTCGTATTATATTCAATAGAAACTGATTCAAACGCGTCTTGGTCAGCTCTAATCTTTTATTTTGAGTAAGGGTTTGGTAAATAAATACAGGATTAAATGTTTCTTCTTTCATGCAAAATAAATAAACTTCATCAAAAGAGAAGGAATTTTTGAATTCTTGAAGAATTTTCAGTTTTATTGTTCCAATAGAATCGTCAAAGTGTATCTGTTGTTTAGAAAAATGCACTTCGATTTTTTTTGTTGTTATATTTTCAATTTCTTCATCATTAAATATAGGCTTTCCAGTACTTTTATCTAAAAAAATCTCATTCTTTGGATCATTCACAAAAGTTTCGTGCAACTTTTTATCTGTCATTGAAAATTGCCCGCAAAAAACATAAATATCTTTTATTTCGTTTTCATTAGTCAAACGATTTACTTTATATATTGGATTTACACTTAGTTTTGTAGTCATTATATATATCTTTCTATTATTTTATATATGATTTTTCATTATTATGGTTTTATTGATGTAATATAATTAAAATGCTAAACAAAGACTTTTAATTATTTATTTCTTTCTTATTTATATTTTTCTAATTATAAATCATAGTAAGGATTATCATTTATTTTCATGCCACAATATTCTACCGGTTCTTTTTTGTAATTTACGGGTTGATATATATTACCGGCTTTTGCATTTTCAAGTAAAAATTTGAAATTTTGCCAAAAGTCTTGCTTATGACCTATTGATGTTGTCATAATATGCGATAATTCATGAATGGCTACAAAAGTAAGTGTGTCAATATCAATTAATTTATCTCCTTTTTTTGTCGTGTTTAAGCAAAAAGCCAGCTTTTCTCCTTTATTTTCACTATATGCGGTTAATTCGCTTGTCGGAAGAGTTTCATTAATTGATTTGGGATTAAACCCTTTTACTAGTTTAATAACACGCGGATCTTCTGGATGTTTCTCTTTCATATATTTTACAAGCTGTTTACATTTTTCTGTTACATTTGCTAACAGGTCTGCCGCTAGTTCCAGTTTTTGTCTTTCTCTTACGCAATACTTGTTTCCGTCAACGGAAGATATAATACATTTCAAATTATATGTATCGGAATCGCTATATATTTTTAAACATACACCTACTATCAAAGCTAAAACTAGATATCCTAAAATATTCTTTTTAAACATTGCTATATACTTTATTATGATTTTATTTATACTTTGAAAAATATAACTAAAATCTAACTACCTCATAATTTTTTTATTTTATGTTTAAATTATTGGTTTCCGTTTCCAATTTCAAGAGGAGGTCTCATGAAGTCGGGCTCAATAGTGCTCATGTTCCAAGGACCAACATAAACTTGAGGATTAGGAGGCTCAGAACGAATTTGTAAGTTTGCATTACGTAGAGTTTGACCGATTGTATCAATACCAATATGGTAACCAGCTTTTAACAAGTTAATGTTTGATAATTCGCCTTTTCCTGAGGGATTCAACTGAGCCCATTGACTATTCGAGTCCCTGGGTAAAAGTTCGGCAGGATTTTGAATATTTACGTTGGAACACGACTCAGGAATTCCAGGATTTGATGACTGAATTCCGTCCGCAGAAGAAAAAACTTCATTTTGGCCTAAAGGCATTGAAGCAACGGGTTGATTTGTTTGTTGAGGCATATTATCGACATACGCAGTGTTGTTATTTCCTGAGTAAGATTCGTTTCCAGCGCTTCCTTTGGAAGTTAAATAATTGGAAAATGTACTAATGGCATAGGCGACAACTAATAGAACGAAAATTGTACCAATTCCGTAATCGGCCCAAAGCTTTTTTAAAGAGAAGCTCATTATATATAATAAAAACGATAAAATAATTTTCAGAATACACAATTAATTCTTATTATTTTTCTAAACATTTGGACTTGCTAGACTTTTACAAAAGATGTAAAAAAACTTTTATTCTTCATCCATTTCTGAATCTATATCTTCTGGGTCGCTATTGTCGCTCAAATCAATATCTTCTAACATATACGCTTTTTTGATATTTTTTGCTTCTAAATAAGCTAAAATAGCTTCTTTTTTTGCCCGCTTGGCTTTTTCTCTTGCTTCTTTATAAAGTTCATAATAAACCTGATTTGGTTTTTTAAGTGTAATTGTTTCTAAATTCTCTTTGTCAAAAGTTAATTCTACCGGAACAATAGAAAAATCATTTTCTTTATCGTCAAGGTCAATAATTATATCTTTGTTCTCTTCTGGTATTTGTTGTTGTTCTTCTTCAACTTTGACCTCTTCTTCTTTATTTTCCAAGTCTTGCAATATCATTTCAGAGATAACCGAATTTGTTTCATGATTCAATGAAGCATCTATTTCTTCTTCATCTGATGGAGTATCTTGTTTTATTTCATCGTTTTTTCCTGACTTTTTCTTTATTAAACAATTTTCGAAAATTTTATCTGTATTCAACATCATAGTCTGTTTCAGTTCAATTTCAATTTGAAAATTTCTAGTTGTAAATTTTATTCCCTGTATTTCTAAAATAGAAATAATATTTGTTTCAGAGCTTACATCATCAATTGTCAAAGGTGTTTCATTTTCGTTATATATTTTAATTATAGGAGTTCCAGATAAAGAATTTATCTTTATATTTGTTCTCACTAAATACTTTTTCCCGGACTTGTAACTTTTTAGTATAGAATTAAAAGCAGACTCAATATCATTCAAGTCTAGCGAATTCTGAAACCACGCCTCAGATTTTTCAAAGATAAGATTATGACATTTTGACTCTAAATTTTCCATCCAAGTTATAAACTCTTCATCATTTGTATCAAAAATTAAATCACAATAAATTTTTTTTGCATTCTTTATAAATCCTTGCTTTGTGAAGCTTTTAGGAGTTTGTATATACAAAGGCTTTGAATTGTATAAAATTTTTGTAAAATAAGCTCCCCCTTGTATTCCTACAGGTTGCGCTAAACTTAATTTTGTAAAATCAAAACTGGATCCTGGTTCTATAATATCATCCATTAATTTCCGTATAGAAGTTTTAACTTGAATTAACACGCAAATGTTTGAATATCATTTTATTTTTATAAATATTATTTATGAAAGAATCTATTGTTCAACATTGTTTAGACATTTTAAAGAGGGATGACATAAAAAATGAGTTAAGACTAGTATGCAAACCGATTATTGATTTTATTTTTTATGAAATTAATCCGTATATTTATATTACTGTTGCTTTGGTTTTTATGATTTTTATAATGATTTTAGCAATTCTTATTTTACTTATATTAATTTTGCGTAATAAGTCTTTTTTTACAAAAACTCTATAATATTTTCTTCTTTTAGTATATAGCCATGGTTTATAAAAAAAAAGGAAGACGCGGAGGTCAAGAAGGAGATGATGACATGTCTAGATCTAGAGACAAGAAAGATGATGACATGTTAAAAGGTGAAGAAGAAGGTGAAGAAGAAGATGAAGAAATGCCACAATACATGCCTGAAGAGGACGAAGAGGAAGCAGAGGACGAAGAGTCCTCTACTACTCCTGCTTCTGGTCCTGCTTCTGGTGCTGATCAAGGCGGGCGCAGACGTAGAAGAAGAGGAGGTATGTCTGCTCCTTCACCAGCGGGCGTATCGTCTTCTGCGGCTAGTTACGCGATGAACACACTAGGAGACGGAAATGCTCAGTGGAATAATGTGTTTAATAATCAAGCAACCATGAATGCTCCTACCGGAAATGGCATTTGGTCCTCAGATTTAACGCAAAATGTTTCGCGTTTTGCTAACGATTCATCGATTGGCTCTTTGATGCAAGGTGGAAAAAGACGCAGACGCAAGCGAACTAGGCGCGGCGGAAATTTTATGGGTGCTATAGGCCAAGCAGCAGTTCCCTTCGGTATTATTGCGTTACAGCAAGCTTATTCTAGACGCAAAAGTAAAAAAGGCGGCCGTAAAACAAAGTGCGTAAAAAAACGAAGAGGCGGTAAATCTAGAAGACGTCGTGTAAAAGGAATTGTAATTTAAATTCATATAAATATCTATTTTTATGAATTAAGAAAATGATGACAAAAAATTTTTGATATTTGTTGCATATTTATTTTTAGGATCATTATTTTCAATATCATTATATTTATTATGTATTTGTGAATCTCTCTCTCGAGTTCCAGTCCCATCATCTGCTTCTAATAAAACTTTTCGCTTAACATAAGTTTCTTCAGACTGATAAATATAGTGAGCAATGTAAGCGTGCATTTTATTATATTCTACATCACAAGGATTAAATGCGTATCCAATATTTGGCGTATTTTGCATTATTTTATTAGTAATTGTAAACATTCGGCTAGGATTATACATATTAAACCAATGAGGATTTGTAGCATTTTTAACTTCGTTTGGTCTTACAAATGTTTTTACATGTGGATCTGGTTTTACTTGCGATCTTGTATAATTCTCAACTATCCCCCCCACCGGTTCACTTGTATGATTACTTGTTCCAAACATAAGCCAGTTAATTGAGAGAGAGTGGGCATGTTTGAATCTAGTCAGCATTTTTTTAACTCCGAAAAATGAATTTAAGATCAAAAATTCATCGGCATCTAAGTAGAGCATCCAATCACAATTATTTTGTTTCGCAATAGACACCGCTAAATTCATTAGTTTTATCTTTACGGGATTATTTAGTTCTACACGTATTATTTTAACTCTCTTATCAAAATTAGAAAACTGGGGTTCAATAGCAGGATCAGATTTATGGTCAAAAATGCATATACAACTGAATCCTATTAAAAGGTGGTGTGCAGCCCACTCTTTTATATTTTTTTCGTTTCTAGCGTTTGTAAAAAGAATTGGCTTTTTACATTCACCATACTCCTTACTGCGATTAGAATATTTAATTATTTTGCTATATGACTTCAATTGATTTACAGCTATCATTTATATTATATTATAGTAAATTATTTTATTTATGTTATTTATATGAGTTTCGAAGAGAAAATACAACAATGGGTATCACTTGATAATCAACTTAAAACTTTGAATGAAAAGATCCGCGAAATACGAGATAAAAAAATTAATCTTACTGAAAATATCAATCGTTATATAGAAACTAATAATTTAACCAACGCCGTTATTCAAATTAGTGACGGAAAATTAAAATTTTCTAATACAAAAATAACTCCTCCTCTTAGTTTTAAGTATGTTGAAAAATCTTTAGGAGAAATTATAAAAAATGAAACACAAGTAAAACAGATAATAGAGTATTTAAAACAAAAACGCGAATACAAAATTATTTCCGAAATAAAGCGGATTTCTAATAATTAAATTTTATATATGCAAATTATATGACAGAAATAGTGACAGATGATGATGACTTTGTAATGATAGAGAGAGGCGGTCAAATAATGAGTGGTGGATTTAAAGTTGACTCACTTTTATTAAAATATAAAAAAAGTCCAATGTACACTCTTAATAAGAGTTCTATGAGTGGAGGAGGAAATAATGTTTCTGATTTATTTAAAGATTTAGCAGTTCCTGCAGGAATTTTTTTTCAACAGCGTCAAATCGGAGGAAGAAATAAATATAATAATGAAAAAATTGTTGAGGAAGATGAAATTGATGATGACTTATATGATAAACTGACAAAATTAGCAACTACGCAAGAAACATACAAAAAAAATAAATCAAAAAAAGCCAGAAAAGATCTTAATAAAAGTACGAAAAAAAATTATAAAGTAAAATAAGTTATTATATGATGTATTTCCAAATATATAATCACTTTGATAATGATGAGACAAATTATACCTATAAGGAGACAAATCAAATGCGCGATATATGCATAGTATGCTTAGAAAATAGTGATAAAAAATTATCTGACTCTTCTTTTTTATATTCAGAAAATTTGAAACTTGAAAAAATATGTTCGTGCGAATGTTTTATACATCAGACTTGTTTAGATCCTTGGCTATACAAAAACGAATCTTGTCCTATCTGTAGGAAAAAAATGAATTTTTGTAAAGATGATACATATTTTAGGGTAACGTACTTTCAAACATTTATTGAACGCGATAATATAATAAAAGTTTCAATATTTATTATTCGGTGTATTCGATCAATATTTTTGTTGACTTATTTTTCTTTTATCATAATTTGTATTTTTAACGTATTGAGAGGAACAAAAGTAATTATAAAAATGATTATTTAATTGTATTGTATAATATTTTACTACAATATAATTTATGTTTTATTCCAAGATGAATAATTGAATGGAGAAACTAAAATAGAATCTAGTTTATTTTTCCATTGTGCAACATTTTTCTCAAAATTTAAATCGTCTTGTGTTTTTGGATAAGGAGTTGTAACATCCATTAAGTGTTGCTCTTTATTATTTATTCTTGGTTTATTTCCGTAGCAGTTAACACCAAATTTTACCATTGGATTTGCAATATAGCCGCCGTTTACACCCGGCCTGCCGCAATCGTGTTCGTGACCTTTTATCTTTTGTAGATTTCCGTATGTAGTTTTTTGCGTTGGAAATAATGCCATTTGTCCTTCCGACCAACCATAGTTGCACCACTCTCCTCCATTATTGTATGCAGTTTCTACTTCATTATAAGTCGCCAAACGTCCATCATATGCACTACAAACTGCTTTTGCATCATCGTAGGTATAAGTATTTCCAGGAATATTGAATACTTGATTTATCGCGCGCTTTATATTTAGATCTATTGTTGGAATCTTACTATTGTCGTTAATATTAGAAAATAATTTTGAAATTTCTTCTGGCGAATAAAATGGATTATTAATATCTATATTAAGATTTGATGTTTTATTTGAACCTGAAACTTGATTCACTCCTGAAACTTGATTTACTCCTGAAACTTGACTGACTCCTGAAACTTGATTTACTCCTGAAACTTGACTGACTCCTGAAACCTTGCTAATACTAGAAGGAGTTTTAATACTAGAGCCTTTATTTATACTAGAAACTGCACTAGCCCCCGTAACTTGACTAGTATTTGACATTTTATTGTAGTCCTGACCAAAAAAATCTACTATCTGATCTTGAACAAATCTAATATCTACTTCTGGTATTCCTTTAAAAACATTTTTAATAGAAGCAAAAATATCTTTTCCATAATAATATTGCACTCCGTTTGCAACAATAAGAATTACAAATACAACTATAGAAATTATTCCATAGATACTCATACTACTATTGTTCTGAGAATCAGGTGTCTGGCTTGTTTGTTGGTTTGAAATTTTTCCTAAAGACATTGATATAAAAATAAATATTACTGACGTTAAAATAAAAATTATCAGAACAACTGGATTCATAAAATATTGGTTCAAATAATTATACATATTTAAAGGCTCGGTTGTTGAATTTGGTGATACTTCCATTAATATATAGTTAGTTAATAAAAACTTGAATTAGAAATTTATATTATTGTCTTTTTCTGTAAAATAAACAATATGCCCGCGTAGAAATCAACTCACTTAGATTTGTTATTTCTTTTACATCTGTGTCATTGAAATGATACCACCTTCCGTTTGCATTTTTGACATAAGATGTGTAATGACCACCCATTGTTCCTCCGCTGTGATTTGCTATTCCATACAAGTCGTAAACATATGACTCTTTTTTATAACCAATTACATATTTTGATAGGTCCAAGTCTTCTATAGGGAAAGTTACTAAAACTTGATTTTTATTCGTCGGATTTACTGGATTAAAACGTTTTAAATCGATCGTAAGAATATTCGGGAAACTCCAATAACTTATCTGCTTCTTCACATTCTCTTTTTTATTTGTTTTTTCATTAAACCATGCATTATCGCCTTCTAAATTTTCACCTTCAACATATAAATCAAAGCAATCGTAAAGACTAGGCGATTTATTATTTTGAGGAATAGATAAATTAATCATAAAATAAGGTTCTGGATTACTAGTCAAAACTTTTTCGTTATCTATAGATATTATTTGCGAGACATGGATTCCATAAAACATGTTCCAAATTTCAGAATACTCTTTTGTATACATTTTTTTAATCATTTCAAAACAATCTACTGCGATTTTATCTGTTTCGTTGAATGATGTTCCCGTTATCGTCATGTTTACTTCTCTCGACAACGATATGTGGAAACATTCTATCATAAAAAGCAAAAATTCTGGAAGGTCGTTCTGAGCATATCCAGTAAATATGTCTATTTTTTTTATGGACGCTAGTTTCTGAATTGTTTTAATGAACTTGCCCGGGGAAATAACGCAATTCTCCCTCCACATTAGATCTCTTAAGCTATCCCATTCTAATAAAAGCGCCGACTCAAATTTATTATTTAATTTTTTTTTGTATGTTTCTTTTAATAAAAAATTATTTAATTCATATGTGTGAGATAATATTTGTATACAAGAATTTATAAAACACGTGTTTCCCAAATTTGCTAATCCGGTCAATCCTTTTCCTTTGTAGTTATCAAAATTCATATTCATATATTACAAGAATACATTTAAACAGATTTTCTTCAATAATAATATGTCAAATAATAACTCAACACAATATAGTTCAAATATACCTCGAAATTTAGATCGCGTTATGTTGAATATCTACATTGACATGTATAATCGAACGTTATCTCAAATAGATAGACTACACGATAACTTAGACGATATTCGCAATTCTATTAGAGGTCTAGAAACAAATACAAGTACAAGATTTTCTTATAATAATACCAGGCCGGTACGTAATACAAACCTTCCTTTTGAAACAAATGCAAACACAAACACAAACACAAATCAAGTTTATATGAACGGAAGGTACTATAATATCGAGTATATTCAACCAAATTTGAATATTGAAACGGATAGAAGGGAAATTTTGCGAACTGGTATACATAATATTTTAGAAAGAATACTCGCACAAGAAAATTTTAATGAACCGGTTATAGTAAGACCGAGCGAGAGAGAAATACAAAATTCTACTATTAGTACCAACTTTTGTTCTATCATAAATCCAATCAATAATTCTTGTCCTATTTCTTTAGATAGATTTCATGATGATTCGGAAGTCACACAGATTATTTATTGTGGACACGTTTTTAATACCTCTGATTTGAATGTCTGGTTTGAGAGAAATGTTCGGTGTCCGGTATGCAGATATGACATTCGCCGATATGGTCGAAGAAGTCACACAGCAGGAGAAAGAGAATCTCCTCGACAAAATGTTAATGTTGAAAATAATAATACAGAAGATCTTTTTCTAAATACAAATGTTCAATATAATGCAAATGAAGATATTACTTTTGATATTTCTGGGAATCCATTTGTTAATCTCGCAACCCAAGCACTGAATGACCTTATACGAAACCCTCAGCCAATTCAAAACGCGAATAGTCTTTTTGATGTATCAAATAATCCTATTTTATTGTTTGAAACAATCCTTCGGCGTCAGCCGTAAAATGCAATCAAATAGATGACAAAAATATTAATCCAAATAATATAAAGATATATTACATTAATAGTATATAGTATGGAAAACACATCTAGAAGACATTGTTTTAAGTGGACGACACCCGAGAGCTTGAGCCTTGAGCGCGAGTACGATCTTTTGTCATTGGACGTGAAAACAATTGCCAGGATGCACGGACGTTCTGATCGCGCAATCGTTCACAAGCTAAAGGCTGATAGAATTATTGATAATTTTGAGGAGGCGCGAGGTTATATTTGTTCTGAGGCTGCCAAAGAATCATGCCATGATTTATGCTTTTCAGATCAAGATGATTCTGATTCTGATTATGAACTTGAAGAAGAAGAGGATAATGAGAGCGAAGAGGAAGACAACATTGATGATGACTACTTAAATGTTATTCAAATGAACAAGCTTCTTCAAAAGCGAGTAGCGCAACTTGAGACTACAATTTCTCTTATGAAGAAGGTGACTAATACTCCCAAGAGAAAGCCTCTTCGCAGTTATCCTCATTAAAAAATTACACACCCTGCTTGTCAATTATAACTTTGGATGACACATTCGAAATAATTTTATTGATTTCTTCTGGTTCTCCGCCATTTGCTTCGATAATCATTTTCAAATACTTGTCACTTTTTTTATTTGCAGAGTCATTGTAGCCATTGTTTTCTTTTGTCCACTCACCAATTTGTTTTGCATTTCGGATCGAAATATGTTTTATCGCTCTAGTAATTTTTGTTTTATCTTCATTTTCTTTTTCCCACGAGTTATTATCTTTTACGTAGAGAGTTTCTCTTTTGATATCGCTGCAATGAATTGGACGTTTATGAACATCCAATTGATTGAGACCATTCACAATAATATTTGTAATTCCTTTGACATATCCAAGCTCGGCAGTTTTTTCAAGATCCTGAAGGGTTAGTTTGAGAGAGTCGACAAAATCCATAATATTCATCGCATCCTTACACTTTTCGTTTAAAAATAAATTTAAATTAAAGTGATTGTTATTGGTACAATTTGTATTATTAATGGTTGTATTATTAGATTTATTTGTTAACTCAATGAGATGCTTATTTTGTTCTAAAAGCATCTGTTTAAATTCCTGATTCTCTTTTAGTAAAAGTAAAACAAGATCATTATCTTGCTTTAAAGGCGTATCTTCAAGACATCCATTATTTTTTTTGTGTAAAGACAAACTTTGTCTGTGATTATATTTTTTGCCACACTCACACTCATATTTTTTTTCTGCATTTTTTTCTACTTTTTTGTCAACATTGGTGTCAACATTTGTCAACAATGTGCAATTTTTAAGATGTTTAGGTGTCAATATGTGTTTTTCATAGTTATATTTGTTGCTGCCATTATAGTCACAAAAAGAACAGATATATCTATTTGCATTTTTTTGCATTTTTTTGTCAACATTTGTCAACATTTTTATATTGACAGAAAAAAATGCCTAAACTATTTTTTTGGCATATTATATTTTTTAAAAAAAAATATGGTTTGCTTTTTTTCAGGTAAAAAAATGAAAATAGAGCATTATGGTACAAACCGGTTTTTTGTAATTTAAAAAGTCAAAAGTATTTTGAAAAGTGAAAAATGGACAAAAATAAATGTCCAAAAATGGATTTTCCAAAAAAGTCTTGAAAACTGGATTTTTTATTTTTTATAAGTTATTATATAATGTATATTATTTCAGGTGCGAGCTTCCATGTCATTGCCATCTCTTTCTTAGTTTATATATTCGTCAACTTTTTCGAGAATATGATTCACTATAACATTGGTAGATTTAGTAATAAAGAAACCAAACTAGAACTACCAAGTAAAGAAGATTCTGTTAAAATAGTGATAGTAATGTGCATATTTGCTTTGATACAAGGATTATTAACAAGTTATTTTAATCAATTTATTAAATTTTAATAATGATGGCGCAAAGGTGTATTCAGAAAGCGATTTATTAACTTTTTTTTTGTATTACCTTATGATACAATAAATCTTTATTAAATGTAAATTAGTTTATAAAAACTTTTTATTTTAGAAATTTATCTCTCTGTATCTATATGGAAGCGCGGGATCCAAATACAAAAATAATAGTTGATTGTTTCACCTTTTACAATGAGTTGGAACTATTAAATTATCGGTTAAATATTTTAGACAATGTTGTAGACTATTTTATCATTGTTGAAGCTACTCATACACATGTCGGCGTTGATAAACCTCTATTTTTTCACGACAATCAGATTATCTTTGGAAAATTTATGAATAAAATTATTCATATTGTGGTAGATGACTTTCCACATAAGTTTCCGAATATTGATATTCAACAGAACGAACAATGGCTAAACGAAAACCATCAAAGATCGTGCATATCGCGAGGACTCGATAAAATTAACTTTAATAATGACGATTTAATTATAGTATCAGATCTAGATGAAATTCCAAACCCAAATACTTTGCTAGATCTCAAAACAAATGGAGTTTGTGATGGATTGAATACACTCGAGATGGATTTTTATTACTATAATTTGCATTCAAGATTTGAAGAAAAATGGGACAGATCTAGAATTATTTCGTATAAATCCTTTAAAGAAATGGATGCAACTTGTCAAGGACTGAGAGAAGGAAAAGGCACCATTATAAAAAATGGAGGCTGGCATTTATCTTATTTTGGAGATAGTTCATTTATAAAAAATAAAATTATAAATTTTGGACACCAAGAGTTTAATAATGATAATTATACCGATACAAAAAAAATCGAAGAGAGAATACAAAATTCTAGTGACTTATACGGAAGAGATGATTGTAACTTACAAAAAATATGTTTAACAGAAAATAATAATTTACCTCTTCATTATGAGATATATTTAACAGAATTTTATTAGAAATAATATTCATTGCATATTATTATATCTTTTTTGAAAAGAAACTGGTCAGTGCTTTATTGTGTTGTTTTTCATTTTGTGTAACACGCAAGTAGTCATCAAACAACATAGCTTTTACTTCTTTATTTCGCAATTGTTCTAATTTATCATCTAGCTTGTCTGATGGAGTTGCTTTTTTGAGCGAGTCTACATCTTTTTGAAATTTTTTAATCTTTGCCACCTTTTTCTGCATTTCCCATATTTTCTCCAAAACTAGTGCAAATACTTGTTGAACTGGTTTCATAATTTGGTTTGTTATATAAAATGAATAGTCTATTTTCAAATTATTTTCTAATATGTATGTCGGAGTCTCTATCTTTTCTCCTTGAAGCGCTTTTTTGTCCGTCGAGTTAATATAGACAAATGGAATCCTATCTCCTGAACTTGGTTTATTTCCTGGATCACGTGCCGTCATGCGATCAGAAAGAACTTTATGCGCAATAGATTTTGGATTTTTGTAACCAGACCTTAGAGATTTGCTAATAATTAATTTTTCTATTGGGTACTTTTCATCTACGATATTTTGTAGGCAAGATTTTAAGAAGTCGATTGCTTTTTGAACATCCTGTTCTTTCATAAGAATATCGATAATTCCACCATAGATATCTTTTACAATTGGTGCATTATCACGGCGCTTTAATACAATTCCCATTTCTTTTCGTTTACCTTTTGCCGGATCCGTCTCGTATAACATTCCTACATAGCGCTTCTTCGAAAGCAAGCAAAAGGGCATGAATGTTTTTTCGTATTCCAAGTCGTGAGGACACTTAAGAAAACTTGACGCTAGATGTGATGCTTGTTGTGCAATTTCAATAGTAATTTCTAATGCTTTTTTCCCGCGAATTGCTGTTCCATCAGGATCTTGCAAGTTGAACGTAAAGAATACAGAGTCAGTATCACCATAAATATACTCAGCTTTCGTTACAACTTTACCATAGTTTTTGGTTTCAACTTCCGCATCGCCGTAACACTCTTCAATTATTTTTTTTGCAAAAGTCAATAACATTCTACCAGTAGCAGTCGTACAAGCAGCAATATCTTTTTCATAAAACGTACTTGTTTTTGCTCCACATTGACCATAAAGGGAATTTGCTGTAACTTTATAACCAAGTTGCCTTTTATCAAGAACATTTTTCATAAAATCATCCGTCTCTAGAGGAATAAGCTTTCTTGTGGTTTTTCTTGCTTTCAATAATTCCTCTAAAATTGATGGCATAATTGCTTTTCCTTGAAGAAACTGAGCAAACCGGCAAATTTTTCGACCATTAATAACTTTTTCTGCAGCTGCTGATGGTGTTTTTCTAACATATCGGTATGTATCATATTCAATATTTACGTAGTCGTACTCAGGTAAATTATCATATATAAATTCATTATTTTCATCCTTTTCACCGGTTTCACAAATAAGATTTTCTGCCAAGTCATATTCTTTTGTCCAGACCTTTGAATCGTGTGACAAATTTTCACTAATCATAGAACTGGGGTATAGAGAAGCGTAATCAACACATGCAACTGGATTATCCAAATATAAATCACACTTTGGATCTAAGACGATGGCACCTTCAAATCCCTCGTCCAAATTACCTTTTTCAATAACTGGCATAAGTGTTTTCTTTTCTCTACACTTTTTTGCAATATAACTTGTAAGTTTAATGCCTTGGCCACGCATAACCAAGAAATTCATGGGAACACTGCAGATTTTTGCCATTTCAATAAAACCAGTAATTGTGTCTACTTTATTCATAAGATAATGAACTAAATTGCAATCCTGAATACAATATTTTGCAATCACCGCTCTGTCAGCGGATGTTCCATTTGTCATGCGAAATATATCTTTTGGCGTAACATCGTCCTTTGCCATACACCAACGAATTTTCTTATTTTTAAAGTCTGGCTCAATAATTCCTTCAATCACGAAAGAACCCTTATTTTTGTCAACACTTGCCACTTTATACTTGGAACCTCCATCATAATATTCTGTTGTATGGCCAATTTCTTCAATATGAATAAAACTTCCCTCCAATAGGCCAGTCAAATTTTTTGTCAAAATATTTGTTTTTCTTTCAAATTTTTCAATTTTACTTACATAGTCACCAATAAAATGACCCGCAACATAATCTAGTTTGTATGAGGTCAAATTTTCTTCGCGGCGAAAGAAGTTATACAGATCTACTTGAAGACGTCCATTCATTTTTATGAACTTTAAGTCGTGTTGCCCGCTTGCGATATGGATAGTGCTTTCTTCGATTTTGTAGATAGAAGAATCGCGATCTTTACTCGCACAAACTTCGCCAATATTTCTGGAAAGTTGCAAGAATTCCTCTTGACAATTATTTTCTTCTGATCGACGAAACATAAACTCATAATCAAAGCCAAAGATATTATATCCAATAATAATATCGGGGTTTTCTTTTTGAATTAGATCCCGCCAAGCGAGCAAAAGTTCGCGTTCGGTCTTACACACCTGGACTACACTATTTTCCAAAGGCATATTATCACATGTGTTTAAAACTGCGCAATGATTTAAATATGGCTCTGTTTCACCATAACGCATAAACGTCGATCCAATAAATGTCACTTTATCTCCTTCTAACTTTGGAAAAACCGATTTTAGTGAAATATTCAGTTCATTAACTTTATTATCTCTTTCAAATTTTTTATCAAGCAGAATATCCGCAATTGTAGCTTTCTTGTCTGCATAAGCTTTTGCTTTTTTTACAAAGTTGAAATCATCTTCATTATCATCTTCCACATTTTCTTGCATTTTTTCAAACATTGCTTCAATCGTAGAGTCTTTATTATCTAACGTTTTTCCATCACGAACTTGACTTGATAGCCATTTTTCTATCATTTTTTGCAAAATTGGTAGGTCAGGCCTATACTTTGGATAAACTAACTCTATTTCTATTATTTTATCTTCATAAGATGCATAGCCGAAGGCATTCAGAAGAATTTTAGCGAGAATATTCTGACATTGATCTTTAGTCAGATCTTGATCAAGATTCTCAAGATACTCTATAATATTAGTTGCAAGCTTTTTATAAGACTTGATTGGAACTGGGAAGTCTCCGTGACTGCTGCTTGCCTCAATATCAAAACTACAAATCTTGTAAGGAACTCTCGTCTCTTTATCATTTAACGGAATAATATTCTTATAACTGATTTCAAACTCAAAATCACACGTAGTCTTTTTATCAACATCATCAATAGTTGTAGTTTTTTTATTCGGAAGAGCGATCCAACCGGAAGGACTAATATCTTGAATATGAAAGAATCGTAATAGTGGTGGAATATTTGCTTCGTATAAATATGTATTTGTTCCGTCAAATAAATATCCGCTCGGTATTAGCTTTCGCTCGCTAGCGTCCGGACCAAATCCGCCGCCGGTGTACCAGAGATTTTTCACCTTGTTTAAAGATGATATATTCTTAAACTCAAATTTTATAAATTTGTACTCTTTTCCGTTGTCAAAGCCATATAACTTCTTACGTTTTATAATTTTGCAATCAGTGATGGAATTTTCATAAAATTTTCCAATTTTGCTTTTTATATGAAGAAGAAATGTCTGTTTTTTACTTGAAGACCAGTTATCTCCAACTTTTATATAGAAGAAAGGTTTAAAGTCGTCGATAAGAATAGAACAAGTTTTTCCATTTTCATCAAGACCAAACATTTGTATAATAAACTGATTTGTGTCTTTATTGATATTTTTTCCATTTTCACTTCCACTACTATTTTCGTCGATTTTATTTTCATTGTAGACGTTGAAGTCGAAAAGTCGAAAGACTTGTTCCATAGTTGTTTTATAACTCTATATAACGCGATTTATCTAATTCAATTTTCTAGACTTTTAAAGTTTATAAAATTTGTGTAAATTACATAGTTTAAAAATACATAAACATTATATGGAGCGTGGAAAATATACTTACGGAAACATAGAATTAATGTTTCATAACGGGATTACTAAAATAAATATTGGTAGTTTTACTTCTATCGGAGATTTTGTTAAAGTATTTTTAGGAAATGGATATGGACATGATGCTTCATTTGTATCTACATATCCTTTTGGTTATATTCACCAAAATGTGTTTGAAAATGTTTCTAACAATTCTAAAAACACAAATGGAGCCGTTAATATTGGGAGTGATGTATGGATAGGTTATAATACAACCATAATGTCAGGAGTGACAATTGGTGACGGAGCTGTTATAGCAGCAAATAGTCATATTATAAAAAATGTAGAGCCGTATAGCATAGTTGGGGGTAATCCTGCAAAACATATTAAGTATAGATTTTCTTCAGAACAAATAGAAAAACTTTTACAGATTAAATGGTGGGACTGGGACGATGATAAAATAAATAGTTATACTTCTTTTTTTGCGAGCCCAAATATAGACGCCTTTATAGAAGCAGCTTTACAAGAGACATGAATATTTTAGTTTTTGTTAAAATATTCACATAAAGGAAGTTTTATTATATACATTATGAGTAAAGCGCCTGTTCAAGCAATCGCATTTTTTAATGATAAAAAAATCAAAGGTATTGTTACTTTTACAGAAGATCTAAAAAAAAATGATGTTATTATTGATATACAAATAATTGGTCTGAAGAAAAATTCAAAACACGGATTTCATGTTCATGAATCTGGTGATCTAAGTGATAACTGCAAAAGTATGTGCGCCCATTTCAATCCTTATGGAAAAACTCATGGATGTCCAGGATCTAAAGAGCGGCATGTAGGCGACTTAGGAAATTTGCACACAAACGCACAAGGTGTTGCGAATTATAAAATGAGAGATAATGTGATAAAATTGAGAGGAAGCAAAGCGAATATCATTGGTCGTGGATTGATTATTCATGCAGACCAGGATGACTGCGGCCAAGGTAATTTTGATGATAGTTTAACAACAGGACACGCAGGAGAACGCATTGCGTGTGCAGTTATAGGATACTCAAAAAATAATTTCGGTTGTTAAATTTTATTTATTTCCAGGTTTTTCTCCCATACTTGCAGTGCTGACGCTGTGAAAATCCCTTAGGTCTTTTGCAATTGATACTTTTTTTATATTTCATTGACCATTTTCCGCCTTTTTTTCCACGCGTTCTTCTTTTCTTAGTTGCATTTCGTTTTATGGATCCACCATTTTGTTTTTCTTTTTTGCCAGTTTTCTTATGCAGCCACTCTTCGAAAGATTCAAGAGTTCGCAATTTTGTTTTATCAATATTTTTACAATCTTCATATTCTTCTATATTTCCGTTTTTTATATAGCGCATGCAAGGAAATCCTGACGGATCTTTTCCTATTAAATTTTTGACTTCTCCCAACGATCCTTGTTCTATATCAACTATAACAACATCATTGTCATTCTTGTGTTTTGATTCAAAATCGTGCCATTTTGGTTTTGTTTCGTTGCATGGACCACAACCATTCATAAAAATTAAAAGAAATACGTGTTTTCCACCAGAAATTGCATTTTTTAGTTTTTCTATCTTTTCATTTTCTGATGTCATATACTTAATATAATTTAAAGATAGAAAATAAAAATAATATTATTTTTAATCACCATCTTATATATATTTATGTCACACATTATATTACTTATAGTTGTCGTATTTTTAGCAGGAATTTACTTTTATGGAAAACCTATAGAAGAATTTACAAATCAAACAGAATTAACGAGATGTCCAAATATATTGATACAAAAAGACGCAAAATTTTATTTGTATAATTCTAAACTTGCAAAAGTTCCGGGAGTAAATCCGGTAGAATTTAATAATTTAGAAGAGTATACAGAATTTTTAGATTGGCAAAGAAGCCAGGGAATACGTTGCCCTGTTCTATATATACAACAAAGTTATGACTCGCAAGGAAATCCTGTTTATAAAATAAGACCTAGTCCAAATGATCCTCAGGGTGGTCTAAATTCAAATATACTGCATTCTAAAAAACAAATTCCCAATTTATTTGCGGATATAATTCAATCAGCATCACAATTAAACGGAGACAATAAAAATCAAGAAATTCAAGGAATTAGTCCGAATCCAATGGACCCTAATTGGGGAGGCGCAGAATATACACAAAGTTTAGTTGATGGAGGGTATTATGCGGGAAATGAAGTCAATTTACCTGGGAGATAAAAAAATAAATTTTATTCGTAACGTAATAAAATTTATTCAATCTTAATATTTAAGTTCAGCACCTTTCTCCAAAATAGTAGTCTCCGTACTTTCTTTTATTCCAGTTGTGAACGCGGTTGTTTTGTAATCCCGCACCCAATAACTCGTACGCCATAATAGATCTTTTGCATGGTGGTCCAGTATAAATTTGTCTTAAGAGATCATTTCCAAACGCGACAGGTCCGGAAGGTACTTGGTTGTTGTTGCGAATACGAATAGTAGAGCTATTCCAAGGCATTTTATATTATAACACATTATAAAATAAAATTCAAAAAGAAGTAATTCTCTAAATATTATTGACCATCTAAATATTTCATCAAGTCGTTTAATGTTGACTTTGCATTATTCATTGTGTTCACAGATTCTAGTAATTTTATATCTAGAGGTTCGGATGCGTTATATAATACATATAGTATTTGAAGATTACACGCATCTTCTAAATTAACAATAAAATCTTCATATTCCTGCTTGCGTTTATCTAGTGAGAGTTTATCTTTCAAAATTTTTATATTTTTTGTTAAATCTGTTTTATCTTTTAATTTAGAATCTTTATCACTAGAAATAGTAGTTAAACCTTCGAATATATCAGTTTTTTTTATAGAGGAAAAAACTAAATAAAATAACATACCTATAACTGCTGTAACAATAAATGTTTTGAATAATTGAGCTGACATTTTTATATACTATATTTTCAATAAAAATTTGACTAAATTTGCTAAACTTGTTTTGTTGATTCTTCTAGTCTGATTTTTTGATGTAATATAGGAAATATTTTTTAAACATTCTATACCATTTTCTTGTAATTGTTTGGTCAAATTACAAATACTTTTGAATTCATTTATTATAGCAACTGCTGTTGTTGAGCTTATTCCAGGAATTTGGCATAACATGATTTCATCTATATTTTGTGGTGTAATATTTTCTTTCTTTACCTTTTTAATAACACTTACGTAGTCGTCGGCCTTTGAACATGATTGTTCTAAAACTTCTTCTTCTTGACTTTTTGAAACCGAAGAATAATAAGATTTTTTATTTTCTCCATCACATTTTCTTATTTTATTTGCGCTATTACATATAAAAAGAGCGGTTTCTTCTATATTCATTGTTCTTATTACCGAGAATCCCTTGTAATAATTAAGTGAAAATATAGCAGAAAAAATAGTAAGTTTATCAGTTTTATCCGTGAATTTATTTATTTTATTGACATCCCCCTCAATTAAATACACAATATTATGATTCGGAATTTCCATTCCGTTCAAACGATATGATTGTTCTTCATATCGACCATCCTTAATACTTGCGCCTAAATCACGAATCGATTTGCGCTCAATGATTAGTTTTTCAGAACCTTCGTTTTCTAAAATAACATCGCCTAATGGTAGTGTTTCAATAGTAACGCTAATATTCTTGTATATTGGTAACATTGCGATAAAAGATTTTATTTGCTCAATAAGGTCTCGCTCTCGCACATCGATTTTTATGATCATTATAAATAATCTAATAAAGAAGTTATTAAATTATTTTTACTAAAATGTATATTTCTAACCCATGTTTCCGCCAATGGTGGCTCTGTATCCATATTGTTGTGTCTGAATAGTTCTGCTAGGGATGCAGAGAGGTGGGCGGCCATCGTGCCATTGTGTGTTTACACCTCTAATGAGATTAGGATTAGACTGCATGAAGAAACCGATTCTGCATGAAAGACCAGCTTTTTTTGCGGTGCCACCGCAAGTTGGTTGATTTTGCATCGCTTGAGACTTGGCAATTCGAGAACCAGAGTAATATACCATATTATACATTGTGCCAATATTTTTTTTATTCTAAATATTTAAATATAACTTCTTTCTAAATAGAAAAATATAACTTTAGTGAAGATCAAACTTTTATTCTCAAACTATATAAACATGGATGGTGGATCTTTGAGCGTATTAAAAAAATTTATAATAGAAAATAACATTGTAGGAACTTCAGCAGGTGTTTGCATAGCGCTAGCAGTAAAAGACGCAATACAATCTCTTGTTGGAGATATTATTATACCGGTTATTTTAATAGCAACAAAAAATTTACATCTCGATATTTTGAAAAAATATCTTCCTTCTAAGGGCCACACAACTTTAAATTTAGAATCATTTATAAAGCAAATGATTACATTTGTTATAGTTATAATTTCATCATTTATATTTGTAAAATTATCTTTTGAATATTTATTACACATTGAATTACCTGAAAAAAAAGTTAACAACAGCCAAAAAGTTACTGATACCTTATCGACCCGTTCTGATAAATAAAAATTATATAGATTTGACTTAAAGTCATAACTCTATATATAGTACAAGCATGACAGAACTAAAAAATATATTGCACGATGACGATGTCATTAAAACCGATGAAGGGTTTATTTTTAATCCATATAACTCTTTAAATGTAGAGATTACATTGAATGAAGTTCAATCTATTCTTACGAAGTACGGCGTTCCAGGAATTGTACATAATATGAATCTTTATAAGAGGGCGTTTGTACACAGGTCATATACAAAGCGTCCGTTATTCGAAAATCTTGCGCAAAATATTACGATTGTTGAAAAACCGGATGATTGTCTTCCACTTAGTACAAAATCAAACGAACGCCTGGAGTTTTTAGGAGATGGAATTTTGGAGCTAGTGACAAAATATTATTTATATCGTAGATTTCCTAAAGAAAATGAAGGTTTTATGACGGAGAAAAAAATTGCGATTGTTAAGAATGAAGCAATTGGCAAGATTGCTATGGAGATGAGACTTAATAAGTGGCTTATATTATCAAAACATGCCGAGGAAAAGAAAACGAGGACAAACCTAAAAAAATTGGGCTGCTTATTCGAGTCCTTTTTAGGTGCTCTTTTTTTGGATTTGAATAAAATAAATGTAAAAGACGAAGAAGGTTGGTTTACGAACATATTTGTTACAGGTCCCGGGTTTCAAATGGCTCAAAAATTTGTTGAAAATATTTTTGAAAAACATATTGACTGGATTGCTCTCATTCAAAATGACGACAACTATAAAAATATTCTTCAGGTAAAAATACAAAAAGAGTTCAAGGTAACGCCGCATTATTTAGAGATTGAGCATGATATAGAACTTGGATACAGAATGGGAGTATATTTGTGTTTAGGGCAACAAGTGCACAGCTTAACTCACAATGATTCTGTTTCACTTGGAACAAATAATCTTAATACATTTAAGGATGTTCAAGATTATCTTTTGGATACCGGAAAAATTTTCCTCTTCCTTGGTGAAGGTCAACATAAAATAAAGCGCAAAGCGGAACAGGAAGCTTGTTTGAAAGCTTTGAATCTTATAGAAAAATTGTTATAAATTGAGGAGTCTATGTTTCATTATAAAAAGTTTTATATCTAATTATATTAGTAAATGAATACTTTAGACACAATAAAAGATAAACTAAAAATTAAACCGACATTAGAAGAACGTAAACCTGTAGAAATTATAGTTGATGCAGCAAAGCAGGAAGAAGTTACTATTCGAAATATAACTATTCAACAAGATATTAATAAAGACTATAGGCGCGAGGAATTGAAAGAAAGATTAAAAAAAAATAAACTGGCAAAAGTTACTACGAAATATACACCAATAAAGGAGATTATAAAACCCGTAGCACCCAAATTTGACGATAAAACTAAGGCTACAAAAATTCCTCAAAAACTAAAGTTGGTTATAGAAGAAGACGAAAATGAACCAGTAGAGGGTAAAGAGGTGGTTAGAAAAACACGAGAGAGACGAACAGAAAGAATAAGAAAAGGCGTAGCTGTTATTGGACCGGAAGACTATATTCAAATTGGAGAAACTCCGATAGTAGATAGAGTTTATCCGAAAGAATCTCCTGTTAAGTATAAAGTTTCGAGTTACTATATGAATAATCGCGAAATTTTTGTAAACTTTATCAACTCTCTTTTTGAACCATATAAACAAGAACTTGAAAATGCATCTGAAGATATTAATTGTAATACAATTGGTCGTGGAGCAGATAATTTCTCTCTACTTACTCATCAGAAAATTGTCAGAGACTATATGAATTTATATACACCTTACCGCGGCCTTCTCCTGTATCATGGACTTGGTAGTGGTAAAACGGCGAGTAGTATTGCCATAGCAGAAGGAATGAAAAGTAGAAAAAAAATTATAGTAATGACTCCTGCTTCTTTGAGAAGAAATTATATGGAAGAGTTGAAAAAGGCAGGAGACTTTCTTTATAAGAAAAATCAATTTTGGTCTTGGATATCTATAGACGATCATCCAGAGCAGACTGATACACTATCCGCTCTTTTGAGTTTACCTGTTGATTACATAAAACGTAAACATGGTGCGTGGCTTATTAATATAAAAAATCCTCCCAACTACGCAATGCTTTCAAGTCAAGATAAGAAGAGTCTTGAAGATCAGCTAGATGAAATGATTCAAACAAAATATACGTTCATTAACTATAATGGTTTGCGCGCTAGTCGCTTAAAAGAACTTACGAATAACTTTGAAAAAAATTTATTTGACGACTCTGTCATTGTTATCGACGAGGCACATAATTTTATTAGTAGAATTGTAAATAAACTGGGTAAAGAAAAACAAGTAGAAGCCAACAACAGAGGGGAAAAAGAGTATCTTCCTAAAGCACTTTCGCTCAAATTATATCATTATTTACAAGATGCAAAAAATGCCAGAATAGTTTTATTGAGTGGAACTCCTATCATTAACTATCCAAACGAAATAGGTGTTCTCTTCAATATTTTGAGAGGATATATTAAAACCTGGGAAATTCAACTCGATATAAAAACAAACAAAAAAGTTTCAACAGAAACATTACGTGAAACTCTTTTGCGAGATAAAGTTTTGGACTATCTAGATTATTCACCAACAAGTGGAAAACTTTATGTTACAAGGAATCCTCTTGGTTTTAAAAATAAAGTAAAACAATCAACAGGATACCAAGGTGTTACAAATGAAAAAAAAAATGAAAAGGGCATCAATGAGTTTGATACTGAAGTAATATCGGATGATGATTTTGAGAGAAAATTAATAGGATATTTGAAAAGGAACGATATTGATATTATTCCAAGCAGCGTAAGAATCCACAACTACACCGCGCTGCCAGATAAGTTAGATGCATTTATTACACGATTTATAGATCCAGTTACAAAAAATATTAAAAATGTGGAATCTTTTAAGCGTAGAATTGTGGGATTAACATCATATTTTAGAAGTGCACAGGAAGATTTACTTCCGCGATATGAGAAAACTCCGGAATATTATCACGTAATCAAAATACCCATGAGTGATTATCAATTTAAAGTGTATGAAGCCGCGCGTAAAGAAGAAAGAAAAATGGAAAAAAGTTCTAAAAAGAAACAAGGTGTTTTTGACAAAGACGGAATTTATAAAGACGCTACATCTACATATCGTATTTTTTCAAGGCTTTTTTGTAATTTTGTCATGCCGGTTCCTCCTGGAAGACCTATGCCAAGAGATGCAGGCCAGGTACAAGATTTAACCGAAATTTTAAACGAAGCGGATAAAGAAGAAGAGAAACTTGATTTAGATGCGGAAAATGAAGGAGAGTTAGAGGGAGATGTCGCTCTAAATGCTATTGCTGATGCAACTTATCAGCAAAGAATCGATAATGCAATAAAAGAACTTCGCGATCATTCATCGGAGTTTTTAAGTCAGGAAGGATTGCAAACATATAGTCCGAAATTCTTGAATATGTTTGAAAATATAAACGATATAGAATATAAAGGTTTACACTTGGTCTATAGTCAATTTCGTACTCTAGAAGGGATCGGAATTTTTACAATGGTTCTAGAAGCAAACGGATATACGCAATTCAAGATAGTTAAAAATGTTACGGGTGTATGGGAAATAAAAATGAAAGAATCAGATTTGGGAAAACCAACTTTTGCACTTTATACTGGAACAGAAACTGCAGAAGAAAAAGAAATTATCAGAAATATTTATAACGGAGACTGGGATTCTATTCCAACAAATATAGCTTCTCAGTTGCGCGAAATATCAAATAATAATAATATGGGAGAAATTATTAAAGTCTTCATGATTACTTCTTCCGGATCAGAAGGAATCAACTTACGAAATACTAGATATGTTCATATTATGGAACCTTACTGGCACCCAGTTCGTGTAGAGCAGGTTATAGGCCGCGCGAGAAGAATATGCAGTCACAAAGATCTTCCGCCTGCTCTTCAATCAGTGGAAGTTTTTATATATTTAATGACATTTACTTCTCAGCAAGTAAACAGCGGAGATTCTATAGAGCTAAAATTGAAAGATCTTAGCAAAAGAGACCCAAAAGTTCCATTAACTAGTGATGAGGCTCTTTATGAAATATCTTCCATTAAAGAAGAGGTGAATACACAATTAATAACAGCTGTAAAAGAATCGGCTATTGATTGTGCTATTTATTCGTATAATTCGAAAGAAAATCTACATTGCTTAAATTTTGGAGAACCAGCAAATGACAAGTTCGTCTATAATCCTTCTATTTCTGCAGATCAAACAGATATTGTTGCAACATTGAATAAGAAAAAAATAGAATGGTCAGCAAAATCAGTAAAAATTTATGGAGTTCAATACGCTGCTAGAAAAATGAACGATAAGCTATACAATATTTATGACTTAAAAAGTTATGAAAATGCAAAAGAAACAGGAAATAATCCATCTCTAATTGGAACATTAGAAATAAATTCAAAGGGTGATAAAATTTTTAAAACATTGGTTGCATAATTTATATTATTGGTTCGTATTTTTTTTATTATCCGGAATCAAACTTTTTTCCATATCGGAATTATAAATTTTTTCGCGAAGTTTCAATTCTTCAATAAGTATCCATAGTTTCTCAGAATTTGTGTTTATAGTCTTTTTTTTTTCATTTCTTTGAAAAATTACTTTATTTTCCGGAAAATCCCATGGAACTTCTCCATCATTCCAAACATCATTTATTGAATTTAAGTTTTGCATTGACTTATAAACCTTTATATGATCTATTAACCTTAATTTTGATAAAGTAAAAACTGAGCAAATCAGAAATATTAACTATCATTGTTGTTTGTATAATATAATATAATTTTAAATCAATTTTTATATTTATCTTCAACAAGTTTTTCAATCATGTTAAAAAGCAAATCGATTTTTTTATCGAGAATGTCAAATTTTTTTTCTAGTGATTCCTTTTCTGGTTCGATTTCATGTTCAACTAACTCCTCTGCCCAAGTTATATGTTTTTTTATTTGAAGAGGAACCTCATACTCCATTGTAGTCTTTGCATTTTGAAATTGTTTTTCTGCATTATCTTTTTCTTTTTGTTTTTCCGTACGTAGAGATGTTTCAGAACTTTTAATCCAATTTTCAACACCTTCATTATTAAAATTTTTTGTTATTTCCTGAATTTCTAGATTTCTCTCTGCTATTGCTCTCTTAATAACGGCATCTAGTTCAGAAATAGGTTCATCTTTTTCATTGTCAGAAAAGTTTGGAACATCGGGAATAGGAAGCGCCATAGCCTGAGTAAACTCTTCTTGTTTTTTATTAAATTCTTGGTCAAACTCGTTTGCTCTAGTTTTTTGTATTTCTTCTGCCGTAACGGGAATTGAATTATTTTTGTGTATAATAAGAGGTTTTGGTTTTGGAAAATTTTGATTCAAAATATTTACAATAATAGATATAAATTTTTTATTGGCTTGTATCAAGTCTTTAAAGTTTCCTTTTTCTCTATCGTAAAATTGTTGTGCAACCTTCAAAAAAATATTATTTATCATGGTAACTTCTTCTCGATTTTTATTTACCACAATGTCATCATCTAGTATAATTTCCCAAAGCATTCGAATATTTGCGTCACTTAAAAAAAAAATTTGATTATCTCGAGACATCTGTATATAAATAATAAAAGGTTATTATTTATATGGTTTTTTCCACCTTTAGAAAAGGTGGAGCCAAAATATTTTACTTTTACACCTTTTCTCATTTAAAACGCCCATTTTACTGGACAAAAAATAAAAAAAAAGCGTAAAATCAATAGTAGGAATTTCACCTACGATGGTCTAACTTTTTCATCTTCCTTTTGAA